TTTAAAAGTTGCAAAGATTGTTTAAATTACTTTTTAGACTGGGAGGTTGATTATGAAGAAGTGCAAAGAATGCAATAGAGAATATGAAGATCCTCAAACTGTTGGAGACTTCTTTGGAATATGTGATGAGTGTTATAAAGAAGAATACAAAAAAATAGAATACAACAAATACATAATGCCTCTTCTAGCTGAAAATTATATTTCTACTATAGAACAAATGATGAAAGTAACAGAAGAACAAGCTGAATTTATTGGAGCGGTAGCAAAATTCGAAGCAGAAAGTGGAACAAATGAAGAAAAAGAACATATAATCGAAGAATTCTTTGATATGATTCAAGCATCTTTAGGACTTTTAGACAAAATGGGATTAATCAATCTCTTAGAAGAAGGTCGAATAAAACATATGGCAAAGTTAATCGAAAGAGGTTGGGAGTTCAAGAAAATGATATAAACATTCAAGAAAATTATTTTATCTACAAAATTAAAATAATGAGGTGGAATGTTTGAATAAAGATGTTATGGAAGAAACAGAAATGATTTTAAAAAACATGAAATTTATAACTATCTATATACAGCAAAAGGAAGAACATATAAAAAAGATAAAGGACGGAGATAGGGGGGCGATAAAGGCAGTTTGTAATGATATGGTTAAATCTTCTCCAACTCATGCAATTAATAGACCTATAGAAAATGAAGTTATAAGAATAGATGATTTAATTGCAAAAGTTGAGGGAGATATATTTGAGCATAAAAAAAACAGAAAGGTGATATCAGAAGTGTTTAAAAGCATGAGTGAAAAACAAAGAAAGATATTTAAATATATTTACTTTGAAGAAAAAACTCTTAAAGATATTGCCGAGGAGTTTGATTGTACAATAGCAAATGTACATTACATTAAAAAGAAAATAATCGAAAAAATGGCGGTGGCTTTATTTGGCCAAGATGCATTGAAAGGGGAAGAAAAATGATAATACATAAATCAATAATACATGTACTAGATACAAATAGTGATGCTCCAATATTAAATGACTATGAATGTAAAAATAGTTTAGAAGTAGATAAGTTTTTCCAAAAGATAATAACTAGAGTTTTAAAAGATGATGATCTAAGAAAAGCAAAATTCAAAGATTACAACGATAATATCGTAAAAAATTGCTGTGAACAAATAATTTACGATGAAAAGACATTCTTACAAAACTCAAAAGAGATAGCAGCATATTTATTTGAAGTAATGCAACGAAATAATGAAATAGATTCTTGTGATTTAGCAATATGTTTATACAGTGTTAAAGATGAAAAAAATGTAGCAATTATAAAGCTTGATTATAAAAAACTTTACACTCATTCAATAGAATATGTAGAAGATAAATTCAACATACAAATAGCATCAAATGAGATAGGCATACCTGAAACAGGTCGACAAAAACAATGTGTAATAGTTGGACCTAATGGAGTGAACGATTATTATCACTTTAGATTATTAGACAAAGATGCAGAAAAGGACCAACTAGAAACTAAATTTTTAACAGAGTTTCTAAATGCTGAAAAGATAGAAGATGATAAATATAAAACAAAAGTATTTAAGAAAACTGCAGACAACTGGATAACAAATGCAATATCAGAAGATATGAAAATGGCCGAAGATATAAGAAGTATGCTTAATTATACTTTAAAAGAAAAAGAAACTCTAGATGTTAAAAAATTTGCTGAAAATAGTATTCAAGATAAAGAATTACAAGAAAGCTTTAATGAACATATGGAGGATAGAGGCTTAACTGAAAACTTTGAAATAGACAAGAAATGGATTGAAAAGAAACTTAAAAACAGAAATATAAAAACTGATACTGGTTTTAGTATAAAAGGAAAGTTAACAGATTTTGAAGATCCAATGAAATACAGTTTTAGAAAAAACGAAAATGGAACATTCGACATAGTATTAAAAAATATAACTTTTTATGAGGAAAAATAAAATGACAAGTGAAGAAAAAAACAAATTAGCAGAAGAAAATTTAGGATTAGTTTATTTAGTTGTAAACAAAGAATTTACTTATGAAAAAACTACAGAAAGCGATAGAGAAAACTACATAGAAGAAGGTATGATTGGATTAGCAAAAGCTATTAATACATTTAATCCAAGTAAAGGTGCTAAATTTAGTACATATGCTTATATTTGTATAAAAAGTGAAATAAATTGCTATGTAGCAAAACAAAAAACTTTAAAAAGAAAAGTAGAATATACGTGCAAAAATTCAATAGATGATTATATTGAAGATGAAGAAGGTTTAACATTTAAAGACCTTATGATTTATGAAAAAGATGACTATACTTCTAAAGTTGATTTAGAACATTTATTAAAAGTACTAAAAAAAATAGAAATCGAAATATATGACATAAGAAAAATCATTATAAAGAAATCAGAAGGTTATAAAAATATAGAAATAGCAAAAATGATTGGAGTAGAAAAAAATACAATTAAACATAGAATAGATAAAGCTAAAATAAAACTGATTGAATTAGGAATAACAGCATAAGGAGGTTTAAATGAAAGAGATAACAAAAGAAAGATTAATGCATATAGCAAATGATATACAGGCAATAGAAATGTCGGAAATGACTAATGCTATATTAGCAGTTAAACTCGAAAAAAACATAACAGAAAAAACAAGAAGAACAAATTATATAAGCTCTTTAAAGCAGTTAATTATTAAGAAAAATATAAACATACATTTTGATAATTTATTAGAACATGGAGAAATAAAAATATATTTTAAAAACGGAGATATAAGAACTTACTTATTAATTGATTAGGAGAAAAAATGATTGGATTGATAGATGTAGATAGTAAAATTCCTAATCTTGCACTTATGAAACTTTCAACTTATTACAAATCAATCGGAGAAACAGTCGAGTTTGTGCAAGAAGGAAAAGAATATGAAAAAATATTTGCTAGTGCAATCTTTACTAGAAGTAAATCAATTTGTGAAGATTTAGCAAACAAATATGAAGATAAGAAATCGGTGGAACAGGCTGGGATATAAAAAAGACTTTGCCTGATGAAATTGAAAAACTTAGACCAGATTATGAGCTATATAGCATCGAAGAAATAGCTAGCAGAATGAAAGGTATTGGAACGAAGGAACATAAAAGAAAAAAGGCAAAAGAAATTGTAGAGGCTGGTATGGGATATACATCTAGAGGTTGTGTAAGAAATTGTGGATTTTGCTTTGTACCAGAAAAAGAAGGTGAGTTTCATGATGTAGCTGAAATAAGTGATTTACTTAATCCTAAAAGTAATGTATTAATCTTACATGATAACAACTTTACAGCTGATCCGTATTGCATAGATAAACTAAAAGAAATAAAAGAACGTAAACTTATAGTTGATATAAATCAAGGATGTGATGTAAGGCTTATGACAGATGAAAAGGCTTACTGGTTAGGACAAGTAAAACATTTAAGAAGTTTACATTATGCATGGGATTTAATGGGACACGAAAGAAAGGTCTTAGAAGGCATTGAAACACTTAGCAAACATGTAAAGAAGTATAAACATATGTGCTTTATGTTAGTTGGTTATAACACTACTTTTGAAGAAGATATGTACAGATTTAAAACATTGACTTCCTTAAAGGTAGACCCATTTGTAATGGTTTATAATCAAATACCTGATTTAAGACTTAAACATTTTGCTAGATGGGTTAATAGTAGAATTTATAAGAAATGCACAAATTTTGAAGAATACGGACCTTGGGTAAAGGCTCAAGTAAAGTATAATCAATTAAGTTTTATATAGAGGTGAAAGTCTGTGAAAATAAAAGCAATTCAATATTTGCAAATCCTTGTAAACAAGGTTATGAGATTTGAGGATTACTTAGTCCAATAGTTTGACAAACCACATTGAGGTAATGTGAATCGTTTTAGGTGAGTGAATGAAATGTAAAATGGATTTAAATAGCCTGAGTGGATATAAGGAGTAAGTCAAACACTCGGTTGGGAAGCCTATCCATTACCTATATAGATTAAGAAATTGATTTATATAGGTGTGAATATTGAACTTAAATGAGTTAAGGATATTACAAAATTATCCTTTAGAAATGAAAATAGAGAGAACAAAACAACGAATTAGAGAATGGGTTGATTATTATGGTGAGAATGGAACATATATAAGTTTTAGTGGTGGAAAGGATAGTACAGTTTTATTAGACATAGTAAGAAGTATATATCCTAATATCGAAGCAGTTTTTATAAATACAGGACTTGAATATCCAGAGATTTATAAATTTGTTAAAACTTTTAAAAATGTTACCATTCTTAAGCCAGAAATGAATTTTAAACAGGTTATAAATACATATGGCTATCCAGTAATCAGCAAAGAAAATAGTCAATACATATATGAAATAAGACATAGTACTAAAAAAATGAGACAAAGACGATTATATGGAGACAGTAAAGGGAGATTTAAACTTCCTAATAAGTATCATTACTTAATAGATGCACCGTTTGAAATATCAAATAAATGCTGCGAAGTTATGAAAAAACGACCTGTAAAGAAATTTGAAAAAGAAACAGGTAAAGTTCCTATTATTGGAACTATGGCAGAAGAAAGTAGTTTAAGACAACAAAGTTACTTACAACATGGGTGTAATGCATTTGAAAGCAAAAGACCTGTAAGTACACCACTTGGATTTTGGAAGCAACAAGATGTACTAGAGTACATTTATAAGAATGATCTAAAAATAGCAAGTGTTTATGGTGAAGTTATAGAAGATAAAAATTTACTTGATGAATGTACATATAGCACTACTGGATGTGAAAGGACAGGTTGTATTTACTGCTTATACGGAATACAGTGCGATACAACACCTAATAGAATACAAAGACTAAAGAAAACACATAAAAAACAATATGATTACTGTATTAATAAATTAAAACTAGGTGAGGTATTAGATTATATAGGAGTTAAGTATTAGGAGGAAATATGAACAAAGAAGAAATGGAAAGGAATAGAGAAAAAAATGAATAAAAAAGAAAATACAATAAAATACTTCATGAAGGCATCAGAAAATGAGGAATTATTTACAACTATCGCAATGGAAGAATGTGCAGAATTAATTCAAGCAATAAGCAAAGCAAAACGAGGCAAATTGGATGCTGACAACATGGCAGAGGAAATAGCTGATGTACTAATAGGAATTGAATGGCTTAAAGAATTATATGATATTGATGCTTTAGAAGTACAAAAGTGGATAGCATATAAACAAAACAGAATCGCAAAAAAACTGGAAAATAGGGGGTAAGTATATGGCAGAGCAATACAGAAAATTTAGAATAATTTTAAAAAGTGGTAAGGAATTTGAAAGAAGTTTCAAAGAGGAAAATATCATAAGAAATTTAGCAGATATAAATAAAATAGCAGAGGAAGAAGAAAAGGGAATCAATTTATTTAAAGATGATAAAGATGGTCAAAATTTCTTTGTAAGATTTTCAGAAGTAGCAGCTATAGTTGATATAACAGAAAATTAGGTGATAAAGATGAAATGTAAATACTTTAAAAAAGAAACTGGCGATAAATACTGCAGCAACTATTTAGGACCACAAATAGTAGGAGCATATGGAGAAGGAACGATTATAAAACATAACTGTAAAGATAAATGCAAGTATGTTAATTGTAAGAAACTTGAAGAATTACAAGTACTAAAAAGGGGGTGATAAGCTTTGCTATTAAGCAGAGTGAATGAAATTGTAGAACTGGCTAGAATCTACATGATAGCTTACAAGTTAGAACCTATGGAGGCTATCGAATGTGCAATAAAAGATATAGAAGAACATGATAAGGGGGACTATTAAAGGGGAAAACAATGAGAGAAATGAAAGTAAGAGGCTATTCTTTAGATGAAGGCCAATGGATAAAAGGTTTCGGAGCAGAATACAATGATGATCTAGAAACATATTTAGTACATAATTACCGAGGATTCTTTGAAGTAGACGGAGAAAGCATCGGAGAATATACAGGATACAAAGATATTAATGATATAGAAATATGTGAAGGTGACATAGTAGAAACAACTAGAGGATTAAATCATATAATTGGAGCGGTTATATATCGCAAAGCAAGTTGGTATATACAATCAAAAGAAGGATATAACGTTAGACTTATTTCTATATTCTTTACTGCAGAAAATAAAATTATAGGAAATGTGTATGAAAATAAAGAGTTGTTGGAGGAAAACTATGAATAGGGAAATTAAATTCAGAGGGTATAACGAATTCGAGAAAAGATGGGTTTATGGTTATGGATTACATCAATCAATTTTTATAGATGGTTCATCTAATGCATACGTAACAGCTGGTATTAGAGAAGTATTTATTGTAGATAAGGAAAGTGCTGGACAATATACAGGTTATAAAGATGCTAACGGCAAAGAAATATATGAGGGAGATATAATAAGATTAGAAGGAGTAGACGATAGAGAAATAGGTTCAACGTGGGAACATATAGGAAAAATAGTATATAAACGAGGAGCATTCTTTGTTTGCTATTTTGATTATTATGCAGATGGAGATGAAGAATTGATATGTGATGCCCAAGTTGAATTTGGTACAGTTATAGGAAATATATACGAGAATAAAAACTTATTGGAGGAAGAATAATGGAAGAAATAAAAATCAGAGTATGGGACAAAGAAGAAAATAGAATGATAAGTGGTGATAGATTTGCTTTTGAAGAATATGCGCCTTTAAACGATTTATTTAATAACAATTCTAAAAGATTCGATTTTATGTTATATACAGGATATAAAGATATTAATGATGTGGAAATATACGAAGGTGACATAGTAGAAACAACTAGAACTTTAAATCACATTGTAGGTAAAGTGGTAATGATTAAAGGTTGCTGGTATATACAAGATGGAAAAGATAGTTATTACAGACTTATACCTAGATTTGGTGTTGTTGAAAATAGAGTAATAGGAAATGTGTACGAAAACAAAAGTTTATTGGAGGAAGAATAATGAATATATTACTATATGCTGATAAATTACATTTAGTAAATTTTGATGAAATAGTTAAACCATGTGAAGGGGTAGAACTAGTAATAGATAATGATAAATTTGATATTAGATGCATTTTATCATTAACAGAATACTGTGCAAAAAGACAGATAGAATTAATAGTAAATGTTATGGATAAGGATTTAGACGTAGAATATTTTGAATTAGTAGGGAGGATATTAAAATAAATGGAAGAGTTAATAAAAGCACTTAAAGTAATTAAACAAACTTGTAAATCTGTTACAGGTAAACAATGTGATGATATGTATGAATCAGGTAATTGCCCTATATATGAAATACTGGGTAGTTGCACTTTAGAAGATATTCCAGAAGATTGGTATATAGGAGAAGAACATGAATAGAGCAATAGCAGATGCAATAATCATAATTGTTATTGGAGCATGGATAGTAAGTAAGTTATATATGTAAGGTGAAAATATGAAGAAAATCTTAGGAGGAAAAGAGAATGCCTGCCCTCTTTGTGGGGGTATGGTGTTCTTCTTAGAAATAGATTATGGAGTAGTCAGTCAATGCAAAGATTGTGGCTGTTTAACCAAAGACAAAATGAGGGAGGAAGTTAAAATTTATGAAATGCAAACATGCAACAAAAGTGGGGAAACAAATAAAATGTTCTAAAATTAATGACTTATGTATGTTTTTAGATCCTGATGAAAAGAAATGTAGACAACTTAATGGCCAAGGACCTATAAAACAAACTAAACCTGTAGATACAAAGGAAAAGAAAATTGTAAAAAGTACATATTTAGCATTAGCTTTATCATGGTTAAAAATTAAATTCACAAGAGATTATCAAGGAAATTATGTATTTGAAAGAACAGAAAAATTTAACTATGCATGGGCGAAATTAAATCATTTGAGAAAAGAATTAGAAGAATGGGAGGAGGAATAATGGAAAATTTATTTAGTAGATTAAAAGACGAAAAACTTAAAAGTATGAATTTAATGCAACATGAATTATGTGAATCACCAAGATGCGAAGAATGTAAGAAATATTATACTAAATGCACATTCAGAGAAAGAGAAGATAAAATACAGGAAGCATTTGAAAATTTGGAAGAAAAATTAAAAATATTAATAAAAGGTGATGATAGCGAAATATAAAATATATTAATTTATAATAGGAGGAATATTAACAATGGCAGAATTAAAAGTAAAATTAATGGCTCATACGCCTAATCCAGATGCAATAGTTGCAGCAGCAGCAAAACTATGTTATTCACCAGTAGGGGTAGATGGCATAATGGAAAAGCTAACAGATGAAGAAATAGCAAAATTTGTAAACACATTAGTAAGTATGGGACATGAATCCCCAATAGAACATGTTACATTTACTTTTGGAATTGAAGGAATATCAAGAAGTTGTTCTCACCAAATAGTGAGACATAGAATCGCAAGTTTCTCACAACAATCTCAAAGATATGTAAAACTTGATCAATTCGAATATATAATTCCACCAGAGATAGAGAGGATTGATTATGCCAAAGAAATATTTATAGACCATATGAATAATTGTCAAGAGGCATATGATGATTTGGTATCAACTCTTGTTTATCATAAAATGGATAAATTGTATCCGACTTGGTTTGATGAAGTAGAAAAAGAGTTCGATGGATTAGAAAAAGAAGAACAAGCGGCATTAGATTTCTCACCGCTTAAATTATGGGCAGAACATAATAAGAAAAAATATAATACAATTGAAAAAGAGGCTATAGAGGATGCAAGATATGTATTCCCAAATGCATGTGAAACTAAAATGGTATTCACAATAAATGCTAGAAGTTTATACAATTTCTTTAGTAAACGTTGCTGCAACAGGGCACAATGGGAAATAAGACAACTAGCTGATGAAATGCTTAAATTAGTAAAAGAAGTAGCACCTGTATTATTTAAAAATACTGGAGCACCTTGTACAGTTACAGGTAAATGCCCTGAAGGTAGCATGAGTTGTAAAAATCCTAGAAAGTAGGTGAAATTATGAGACCAACATGGGATAAGTATTTTATGGAGATTGCTGAAATAGTAAAGAAACGTTCAACATGTATTAGAAGACAAGTAGGAGCAGTTATTGTAAAAGATAAACAAATTCTAGCGACTGGTTATAATGGAGCACCTAAAAAATTAAAACATTGTGAAGAAATAGGATGCAAAAGAGAACAACTAAAAATACCATCAGGACAAAGACATGAACTTTGTAGAGCTTTACATGCTGAACAAAATGCTATAATTCAAGCAGCATATAATGGAGTTAATATAAATCATTCTACGTTATATGTAACTACAAAACCTTGTGTATTATGTGCAAAGATGTGTATAAATGCAGGAATAGAAAAAATAGTTTATTTAGGAGATTATCCTGATGAATTGTCAGCTGAAATACTGGAAGAAGCAGAAATTGAATTAGTTAATTTTGATAAAAAATAAAATTAAATAGATTTATAGAAATGGGCTAGCTACTTAATTCTAGCCTATTTTTTATTGTCGAAAAATAAATTTGAAAAAGTTTTAAAATAAGGTTGACAATAAACGGGGTTTGATATATTATATAAATATAAGATAAAGATAAACGAAAGGGGTTAAGAAAATGATGAAAGTACAAAAAATGAATGGAAGTATAGTAGAAATGGAAGAAAACATAAAAACGTATGATTGGGTATCAGGAGAAATCGAATACGATTTAGTTTATGACGAAGATGGAGATTTATTTGGAGTTGTAGCAGATGATGTAGAACAAGAAATACTTGATGACATAGTAGAAAGACCATATGGATATGACTTTCCAGCAACAGTTGATGAATATTTAGCATAATAACAACAAGGAGCATTTGCTCCTTCTCTAAACCAGCTACCGAAAGGTAAAGGTCTAAAGCCCTTGTAAATTGGCGATAGGAGAAAAGGCATACTTTCTGACATGATTTAATTGTGTTATGAAAGTAAAATAAATAATATAAAGGCGAAGTTGACAAAGTTCTCGTCTAGATAAAAGGTCAACAAGATAGGGGGATATATGATATATTTAGGAAATGCTTTCAGTTTACAAATGTTAGACACTGCAGTAACAACAGATATAAGAGTAACACCAATAGATGCATCAGTTGTAGCAAGTTCAGACTTCACATCAGTTATAGGACATCAAGATACAGCAGTTATAGTTAGTAGCATTTTAGGAAAAGACGTAGCTTGTAATAGAACATCAGTTAGCTTAACAAAAGGAGACACATTATTCGTAGCACAAGTAATTGGAGGTCGTTTACCAGCAGGTGCGACTACTCTACCAGACGGATTTAGATTGGCTTTTCTAAAAGTCACTATCATCTAGGGTACAAAAGGGTTATAGAGGTTATCCCATAAAACCTCTCACCAGTAAATAATTTAAAGGGGGAATAAATATGAGATATGATGAAAAATATATAGGTGTTAGAGTAAGAGAAGTAGGATCAAGTGATTCAGGTTTTGTAATTTATATGGGATATCTGCCAAAAGAATTAGTAGAATCTGTAAAGGCAGTAGACTTAAAAGAAGTAGACTTCAGTTGGAAACAATTTGGGGATATAGAAGTTAAAAAGGTTGCTTCAGATGATTATTCATTTGAAGAATATACATCAGGAGGATGCCAAGCATCTTACGGTTGTAGTCAATGTGTATATTATGACCAATGTCCAGAAGGCCAATACTATTTTTAGTCTTTTCCCAGTAAAGTATAAAATTTAGGAGGAATTAACATGTGTGATTTAGAGGAAATAAAAAGTAAAATAAGTGGTATGACGGATAAAGAATTAGATGAAGTTAAGAAAGACAGCTGGGGATACTTCGCATACGCGCATAATAGTGCTGAATGTACTATGTGCGATGCATTAGAAGACGTTTGCAGACACGGACTACCATGCCAATGGTATTGGGAGTCAGAAAAAGAATTAAAAAGAAGGGGGAATGAAAATTATGAGTAAATATAGTAAATGTTTTGCATGTAAGTATTATTATTTAGCATCTATGTTAAGTGCAAAATGCACAAAGAAAGGAACTTTAGTTCCTGGAGGTTGTAGTTGTTTTACAAAAAGAATGTAGCCTAGCGAAAGCTGGGCTTTTAGCATCTATAATAGGAGAATGGGGGTATAAAACATGCAAGAAGGAAAGGAAATGGAATTAGATATCACGTATTTTTTATGTGAAGTTTTAGCAACAAGTAAAATAGCTTATAAACATATAGATAAGCTATATAGTCAAAATAAAGAGAAATATCTTAAATTAGCTAGAAATCATAAATATTACAAAATCGAACTTGATGGAACGATTGAACAAGAGTTTTATTTTAAAAAAGCATTGGGAATTATTTTAGATGATGATGTAAAAAACACATCATGGCTTTTAAAAATGACTTATAAAAAGTCAAATCAATTAGTTAAAAACTCTAATATTGTCAATTTGAGTGATTTTTTAAAGCAAAATAATCCTAAATCTTTTAAAAACAACGAAATAGATGGGTTTTTATTAGCGATACTTGTTTTAGCACAATTAGAAGGTAAAGAAATTAATTTTCATGATGCATTATATCAAGATTTTTGTAATTCACTATTAGTCAGAAATGAATATCTTGCAAAAGATTATCCGATTTTATATAAAAATATAAGTAAAGAAGATAAAAAAGAGTTAAAAGGTATCGAACTTAAATTTAAAAATATATATCCAGAATTCAATTTTAACGGATTTACTTATGCAATTTTAGAAGAAGGTAAAATTATGCTTGAAAAAATGACAGAAGAACAAATATTTAACGTTTCATTTGAATATATTTATGACCTAGAAGATATAGCATTAACTTCTTTGATAGATAACGAACTAAAGGATAAAGAAATTCAAGAATTAATTTGTTGTTGGAATTTAACACATAAAGAAATGGACTATAAAGAATTATACAAATTTTTAGGTCCTGCTTTACAAATTAGATATTTACTTAAAGCATATAAAGAAGCTAAAAGATATTGTTTTTCTAATTTAAATGAGGATTTAAAAGAATTAATAGAGAAAAAAGAATCTGAATTAAGTCGAGTAAAAAAAGAAAATAACGACTTAAAACAAGAAAATGCCCGTCTAAAAAAACAATTAGACGAAGAGATTAAGAAACTAGTTGAAGAAAATACTCGATTAGAAAAGAAAAATAATCACTTATTAGAATCTATTGAAAATCAACCAGATGTAGAAGACGAATTACATCAGTTACGAAATTTAATGTTTAATTTATCTACTTCTGAAGATGCTGCATCCAATAATAATGAAGTCGATATAGATAAGTTAAATAATTTGAATGCTATTTGTTTTGGTGGAACTAATAACTGGATCAATACAATGAAGGAAGTTTTACCTAATTGGACCTTTATTGCTGCAGGTGTAGAAAACTTTGATGTTGCTTTACTTAAAGGTAAAAATTACATATTTATAAATACAAAAGTAAATTCTCATGGTATGTACTATAAAGTTATAGAAAATAAGGATAAAAACAGTAAAATAAGATATATAAATACTACAAATAGAGATAGAATTCTAAGAGAAATAGAAAAGGAGATAGAACAATGACAATGGGTGAAAAAATAAAAACAGCAAGAAAAGAAAAGGGATTAACTCAAAAAGGACTTGCTGAGTTGTTAGAAGTATCTGTAGATACTATAAAAAAATATGAAAGAGGAGATAGAACTCCAAGACCAGAAACTTTAAAACAACTGGAGGAAATTCTAGGAGTTAAACTCTTTGAATTAATAAAAAACAAAGTTGTATTAGCAGAGTTTAAAAATACATCTGCTAGAGTATCATCAATTCCTAAAAGTTGGTTAAATGAATTAGGAATCAATGAAGAAAACAGAAAGATAGAGTTATCATTTGATAGAGATAGAATAATTATAAGAAAAATGGGAGATTAAAAATGAAAGAAAAAATACAAATAGTTAATATGAATGTAAAGAAAGCTAAGAGGCTTTAAGTCTCCTAGCTTTTTATTTTTTATACTACACAAACTTTTTTACAATCTGGTCTCCAATAAGGTGGAATCACTGGCATTTTTTTTAGATTAAATGTAAAGTCTTCTGATTTGTTTTTACTTGTACTAGCATTTTGTTCGAGTATGTCGCTAATTTCATTAAAAGGAATATTTCTCATATTTTTATTTTCTTTATTTAATACACTTATATTATCTTTAATTTCTTCAAATTCCCAATATCTAATTTCTCCGTAACCTTGTGAAGGTTTTTTGCCAAGGTAAAAAATATAATTTTCTAATAAATATTTAATTCTTTCCATATCACCTCTAACATAGAAAGTCAAAGTCTTTACTGACTTTAAAACTATAGGTATATGATAATTTTTAAAGTATCCAGCTCCTAAGTCAACTCTATGTTTAGCTTTTCCAGTAAATTTTATTAGATCATCATTCTTTACATCAAACCTTTTGGACCAACTAGAAATAGTTTCTCTGTCATTTCCAAAACCATAACTTGTACAATAAACACCATATTGCTTATCTAATATTGTTGATAGCATACTATCTATTTGTTCTTTTGTTCCGTACTTATTTGAACCAAAATAATAGTCATCTTTAAGTAAATCTTTGTACATTGCAGCACTTATAACAGAATCTAATATGATATCATCTATAGCACAAAGAGGGCTTCCTAAATGTGCTATTACTTTGAAGTTTTTAAACATATATTTTCAACCCCCTTTTAAATATAGTTCCTTATTTCAGGATAATGTTGAGCTAACTTTTCAAACTGCTCAGGATAATTTCTTTTTATAAATACTGCAGAACCTTGATTTAACAAATCTTTAGCAGTTAAATAACCTAGTCTTATCCAGCCTTCATCTGTGCAACTATATTTTAATCTAGTATCTACTTTTGAGTAAACAGGGTGAATAGGAGTATTATACATATAAGTTAATGCTGCAACGTCCTCTAGTTTATACCAAGCAAGAGGATAGCATATATTACAGAATGTAGGTACATTAGAAGTAAAAGTCATACCATGAGCTTTTACTGCTCTCATCCTTCTTCTACTTTCATATGCTCTTACACCTATAAAACTTAAATTTCTTTCGTAAGTATTTATACAATTTTCTATAGCATCAAAGAAATAACCTTGTTTACCGAATTGCTTTACAACAGAATCGTCCAAAACTTCAAAAGCAGATACTGGAGAAGTATCTAGAACAAGTTTTATTCCAGTTTGACTAGATACTTTTTCCATAGTTTCAATTGTTCCTGGATAAGATGCATCACTAACATGCCCCCACAATATAATATCTCCTTTATAATCTTTTATATCATGTTGTATTACATCAGCAATTAAAAAGGCCATTACAACACTATCTTTACCACCACTTAAACAAATATACGGTTTATCATATTTTAATAGTTGCTCTTTAACAATTTCTTTTGAGTTTTGTAATTTTCTGAGAAATTGATTAGAGGCAGACCATATTGAACCTATTTCTAAGAAATTATCAAGTGTCATTTTTATAATTTCCCTTCTAAATTTCTAAGCCATTCCCTTATTTCATCTTTGTTTTGTTCTAGATGATTATAATATAACTCAGAACCTTTTTTACCTTCATAAAATACTTCAACTTCACCATGTCCTGTAGCACTTTTACCACCTATAAAAGGCATTTCTTTGAATTTTTCTATTATAGATTCTAAGCAAGATTCTTCTATGTCATTAGAATTTTCTATTACAATTGAAGAAACTAAGTTAGTTCCAGCACTTAATGCTTGCATTTCATATTTCATTTGAACAGGATTATCTTTTTTATCCTTTTTATCTTCTGAATCTTTTATTAAATCATAATTAGTGCATTTTAGATCATCGTGTCTAGTATAGAATATTTCATCTAACATGTCATAAAAAGATATATTACTAGGTTTCCCTGTATACTCAGTTGTTTCTTGGCAAATAGGTTTGAAAATTCCAACTTTCATTTTACCTTCTGGAATTTGATCTCCAATTGCACTTCCAAATAAACTAAGTGGAGTACATAAACGTCTCATTTCTCTTTTTTCACCTATTTCACAAAAGCGCCCGCCTCCTGTAAGAGTTCCACCTGTGAAAAGTAAATAATATAATTTAGGACTTATGCCTTCTTCTGCTATGTCTATTTTTTCTAAGAAATCTCTCATTGCAATACGTCTCATAATTCCTCTAAAAGCATTTCCACTATAAACTGGTATATCTATAAATTCTCCGTTATATTCAAACTTCATACATCTAGCTACTTGCATAGTACCCATTCTTTCGTCCCCATAATGCATAAGCGGGCTTAACAATTTTAATGTTATATCTTTTTTCATTCTCTAATCCTCCTTATTTGCAGCTGCTTCTTTTTCTCTTTGCATTTGTTCTTTTCTTATTTGATTTTGAAGTCTAAGTTTCAAAATTATAATTTGAGTTTCTGATCTAAAACATTTTAATATTTGTTTTTTTATATCTTCGCTCAATTCTGAAATTTCACTAATCATAGCAAATCTTAAACTTCTTACGTCCATTTTTCTACAAAGTTTTTCTACAAAAGTTTCATAACTAGTAGTAGTCATAGCAGTAGATTTTACTTTAGCTGTAAATTCATCCCAAATACCAAGTGCTCTGCTAACTTTTACTTTATCCCAATCTATTTGCGCCCAAATTTCAGATAATGTTGAAACACAATATTGTTGTATGTTTTTATCCATATTATTTTCCCCCTTTTTTAGATTGCTTTTTAAGAGCTTTTAATTTAGCTGCTTGTTCTTTTTGTTCTTTCTGTTTTTGTTTTATATATTCATTTCTACGTTCTGAATTTAGAATATATACAAGTAGCTCAAATTGATATGATTTTCTGTATTTTCTAAATAAAGTTTCATATTCGATAAATTTATCTAATCCAAATTGTTCAATAGCAATAGTTGAATAGTTTCCTGATAATATTTCATCTTTTGAAAATTGCAAATAAGCCTCATTAAGTTTGCTATACAAATATTTCATTTCTTTTACATCAAACAGAAATTCTTTGTCTTCTTGTCTTATATAATACTTCAAAGTGTCTTGATTAACTCTGCATCTAAAAGAATTATGTTTTTTAAATGATACAGTAATGCCTACTACGAATTCACCTTTTACATATTTATCTAAGTCAAATAAATAATTCTCTATATCGTTTTTCTTTAGCAAATACAGATTATCTTTATCCGCAACAAAGCTATTTTTTCTTAAATCAGCATTTTTTATAGTTGATGCACAATCTTGACAGCAATTATTACCGTTTATATTTTTACAGAATTCAAAGTTTGTAAAATTACTACTGATAACTTTTTTTACAGGAATACCTTTTGCTATTTCACAACCACACAAAAAACAATTATCTTTTTCTTTAAGTTCTTTTACTTCAACTTTTTTACAGTGTTTAGCTAATATTTGTGTATTATTCACTTAATGTTACACCTCCTTTATTTCAATTATAACATGCTTAAATTACCAAAAATTTGCTATTTATTAAAACTTGATTAAATTAAAACATTGTATTTAAAATTCATTTAAAACTTAAAAAAAGTATGCTATAATTATATTAAGATGCATTAATTGTATCAAAGTAAAGGCAGTCTTTTCAGGACTGTCTTTTTTATTTTGAAAAAGGAGATATGTGAAATGAAAGATGTTTTAATAGTAAACTCAGAAACAGAAGATCTCCTAGATAATTTTAAAATAGAAAATGACGAAGAGTTAGTTATTCAGAAACAATCTAAAAAGTTAACTCCGAAACAGAAAAGATTGATTAATAGAAAAAATGATTTAAAGAAGTATTGCAACAAGCAAGGAGGCTTTGTTCATATGTTTTATGTAAATAGTAAACTGTTATTTTATAATTTAAATATAGATAGACCTAATATAGCCAGATTGATTTATTTAGCTACTTATTTAGACTATAATGACAGACAAGCAAATTTACTTATAAAATATGGAAAAAGCAAAGTTATTCATGCTATGACTAGAGAAGAAATGAGAAAACTACTAAAACTAAGTGTAACGGTATTTGATTTATTCTTGGCCCAAATGAAAGAAAATAATATTATTTATGAGGTTAATAATAAATTTTATATAGATCCGAAATATTTTAGTAAAGGTAAACGTGATAATGACAAATCTTTTACAAGAGTTTTTATTTCAACAACTAGACACATTTATGAGAATTGCACACCTAGACAACATAAAACACTTAGTTATATATATCAACTTATTCCGTTTATGAATTTTGAACTTAATATATTATGTAGAAATCCATTAGAAAGTGATTTTACAAGGCTTAAAAAACTAAATTCAGAAGAAATTTGCAAATTATTAGGAATTTCAACTAGTAAGCAAAGTGTTTATAAATTTAGAGAAAGTTTAAAAAAATTCTATATAAAAATAGATGGGCGAAAATACTATCTTATTTCTTATGTGAAGGTTGCTAATGGATACGGAATAAAAGACTATTATGTAATTAACCCAGCTGTAATATGGGGAGGGAATAGCCTAGAAGAGAATAGAAAAACTCTTTCATGGCTTTTTTTTAATGCTTAAAATTAGGCCTTTAAAATAAAAAAGTAAACTTTTTACGTGGAAAAAACGGCAAAAAGTAAACTTTTTACGAGAAGGGCAAATTAAGTAATATCAACATTTAGAACCTATTTTTAGAGTTTGTTAGTTATATATTATATACAGAACAGAATTTCTCTTAATTGCCTACGGCATAAACCTCTATAAATGTTGCAAATTCAATATGTTTAGCTTATAGAAGGGGATAATATGAAAATAAAAAATGAAGATTACGAAATTATATGCGATACAAGGGAACAAGATACATTAATCCAAGATACTCTTATAAAAAATGGAATACAGGCCACTAGAGAAAAATTAAATACTGGAGATTATGCTATTAGATATCAAGGAGAATATATACCTAATATTTTAATAGAAAGAAAAGCAGGATTAGATGAATTGCTAGGAAACTTAATGGATCCAGTAAAAGACGAAAATAAAGATAATCGTTTTATAAGAGAACTAAAAAGAGCAAAAGAAGCAGGAGTTAAATTGTTCTTACTTATACAAGACAAGGATTATTACATCAAACTTTTAAAAGGTGAATATATAAGCCATGTTCATCCTAACGCTAGCGCGGCTATGGTAATTTCATTAATGGCCAAATTCGATAATCTTCATATTATTGCATGTGATAGAAAAGAATCACCTTCAATGGTCCATAAAATTTTATATTATCACTTAAGAGAAGAAATAAAAAGGAAGGAGGGTAATTGATCATGCCACGAGAAAAAGATTCTAGGTTAACAGAAGACCAATTAATTGCAGCAGAACTATTAGTGTATGGTGCAACTAATAAAGAAGTAGCAGACCAATTAGATGTTTGTGAAAAAACTATAATGCGCTGGAAAAAAAGACCAGAATTCATGGAAGAACTTGATAGACAATATGAAGTTGCTAAAAATAAAGTTGACAATCGTATAATGAAATTCTCTAATCAACTTTTACAAAATATTCTCGACCTATCAAGATCAGCTAAGAGCGAGAAGGTTAGACTAGATGCAAGCATATACTTACTTAATAGATTGGCTGGTGCTCCAATTTCAAAAGTGGAAACTAAAACAGTTATTACTCCTGAAACTGAAAAAGAAAATAATAATGAGCCTTCTTGGGATGAGTTTAATGATTCAGATGTTATAGAAGGGAATGTAATAGATATAACAGATAGTGAAATATCATAGGGGGAATGTAGGGGGGCGCTTATCGCGGTCCGTATTTACGAGGTGTTGCCCTTAAAAAACTATTTAAATAGTTGATTTAATAATATTAAGCTATAAGAACTATTAAGAGAAGGAATATATTACCAATAGAATAAGGACAAACAAGACAAAGCGCAACGTCTTAGAGGGGCGCACAAGAGGTATAAGACAAGAGGGTAGATAGTAGACCTATATAAGATGCTAAAGTAACTATGAATATATATTTGTTTAGGATATACTTTAAAAAAACAAATAAAATCACTTGTAACTTTGTTTGTTTGAAATTAAATACAATGTTTATAAACAAGTGTTTGCATAAGTTGACTTTAAACAAACATTATCGTATACTTATATTATCAAAGGAGGGACCGAGGGGGTACCTTCTAAAAATTTTTATTTTTTTTACGTGCGCCAAGCGCCATAAAAATCCAGTATAATTTTTCAAAAGTTGAGAGGAGTATAAGTATATGATAATAGGATATGTAAGAGTAAGTACAGTGGAACAACATGAAGACAGACAATTAGTTACAATGGAGAAATACAAAGTAGAGAAAATATTTCAAGAAAAAGTAAGCGCTAAAGATACAAACAGACCTGAGTTACAAGCAATGTTAGAATTTGCTAGAGAAGGGGACACAATAATAGTGCATGACTTTTCAAGACTTGCTAGAAGTACAAAAGATTTATTAGATCTAGTCGAAAATTTAAATTCTAGAGGGATTAATCTTGTTAGTAGTAAAGAAAATATAGATTCATCTACACCACAAGGAAAATTAATGTTAACTATGTTAGGTGCTATATATGAATTTGAAAGAACTAATACACTAGAAAGACAAAGAGAAGGTATAGCTATAGCTAAAGAAAAAGGCGCTTATAAAGGCAGAAAGAAAATAGACTTTCCAAGTAATTGGGATGAAGTTTATCCTAAATGGAAAAACAGAGAGTTTACTGGAGCAAAAGCTATGGAAATGTTAGGACTAAAAAGAAATACTTTCTATAAACTTGTAAAAGAATATGAAAATAAACAAAGAGAATTATATGAAAAAGTAATATAATATTTTAAAGATAATTATAGGGGGTTTCAAATATGAAATATGGATATGCAAGAGTTAACACTTATTCACAAAAGAAAGATAGTAATTCACTAGAAGGTCAAAAGAAATTATTATTGAACGAAGGTTGTACAGAAATATTTTTAGATGTTTGTAGTGGATTAAAAACAGATAGACCAGAATTCACTAAACTATTAGGGCTTTTAAAAGAAGGTGACACTTTAGTAGTAACAAAATTAGATAGATTTTCAAGAAGTGCATCAGCTGGAATCAAGTTAATAGATTCACTATTGGAAAAAGGTGTTAAGGTCCACATTCTTAATATAGGCCTTATGGATACAACTCCAACAGGTAAACTTATAAGAAATATATTCCTAAGTTTTGCTGAATTTGAAAGAGACATGATAGTTAAAAGAACAAAAGAAGGCAAGGCAATAGCTAGACAAAGAGAAGATTTTACGGAAGGTAGACCGCAAAAGTATTCAAACAAACAAATTAAGCATGCCATTGATCTAAAGCAAAGTGGCATGAGTTATAAGCAAGTTACAGAAGTAACAGGAATAAGCAAAGCTACACTAATTAGAAGAATGAAAGAATATCAATAAGAAAATAAATAATAATACATTTTAAAAGTCAGAGAAATCTGGCTTTTTTTATTAGGAATATGTTCCGATTGAAAAAATATTGTTGGGAGATTAGAATATAATTATCAGTTAAATATTGGGTGTTCGTTCAAAGGTAGGACACAGGATTTTGATTCCTGGAATAATAGTTCGAATCTATTACGCCCAGCCATGTATGTGTTTTAAAAAATAAATCTAAATCTATTTTAGGTAGCTTAGTATCTTATCTTTAGGATAGCATTGTGTGAGCAGTGTAAAGGCATGCTGACTACATGTCGCTAGTTAACTAGTCCATCTAAGCAGAACTGAATGTCCAACGTCTTCACTGGTGACAGTGGAGATAACTACGTAACCCAAGAGGGACAGTCTTCGAAAAGGCGAACCGTATATTGAAGATTTTCAGGTGGCACTGAATAATTTACCTCACGCCAAATTGGTCATGTAGCGAGACATAATCAGGAGGTTACATAGAGAAGTCCGATGCTGGTAACAAAGGGCGGTAGCCATTATTGATAGTGAAACAGTCAGACTGAAGTATCTATTAATGACGTGGAGTAAGAATCCAATGAAACACATTGGCGTTGTGAAGTATTTCGTTTCTCAAAAGGAAACGGAGCTTCAGGAACAGCACAACGTCTGTCAATTAGGGAAATAGCTCAAGAGGTAGAGCAATCACCTGTTAAGTGATACGCTGGAGGTTCAAGTCCTCTTTTCTCAACCAATATAAAACAAATACAGTGGATGTATATTATTTTAATCAAAGGAGAAGCCTGTTCCCATATAGTATGAAAGTGGCTTAATACTAGAATGATTTTTATCATAATCTAGTGCGTGACACCTCCCAAGGGTGAATCGTTTAACATGAAGTTGCATGGTGGTTTTGCAAACCTTTGTTGCTCGCAAGGCAGACAGAATATGAAGTGTTGAGTAGTACTATAGTAGAGTGCCTCGTGTTAGGGTTTTGTGGCACTATAAAATTACAACCAGTCATGGACAATACGTATTAGGTGCGTGGATAAGCAGAGAATAAATAATGTTGCGAAAGGTGTCTATAGAAGGTTCTAATCTCAAGCCTTCTAATAGATATTGGCCTATAGCTCAACGGATAGAGCGCATAGCTACGGACTATGGTTTGTTGTGAGTTCGAATCTCACTAGGCCAGCCAAAACATTATAGTAATATAGTTCAGATGGTTAGAACGTGCGTCTGATAAGCGCAAGGTCGTTGGTTCAAGTCCAACTATTACTACCATTTTATAAGAAAAGGTACTCAAGTGGTTAAGAGGGGAGTTTGCTAAACTTCTAGACCGTAAGGTGCATAGGTTCAAATCCTATCCTTTCCGCCATTAATAAATAAAGGGGAATATCTATGAAAGAAAACGAAAAAGGTAAAAATTTCAGAAATAAAAAAGAAAAAGAAGAAGTTATTTGCTACTTAAATGGTAGAGCAATGACTAAAAGCAAACTAGAAAAGATTTTTCCTAAAAAGAAGAAAAATAAATCAAAGAGAAAATATGTAAATAAGAAAAATATAAAGGAGTAGTTAATTAGCTGCTCTTTTTTATGTAAATAAATTCAGAAAGGAGAGGTTAGATGATTTATTTTGATGATATAGAGTTTCCTAATGATAATAAATACTCTTTATATTTGATTGATAAATATCTAAAGAAATATTTTCCTAAAAATCAGGATAATATTAGAAGGAAATACACTCCTAACGAGGTTGCAAAGGTAATCGGAGAAAAGGATATAACATTTTTTAGTTTATATTTTCTTAGAACGACTTTCGTACCAAGTGATGACAACAGTGCAAGGGAATTATGTGAGGAACATTATAAGATATGGAGAGTTCTTTCAGAGGCCTTTGTACAGGATTTATACGACAAACTTAATATAGTAGAGCCTCGAGGACTTGCTAAGTCAACCATATGCGATAAAACACTTGCAATATGGTTACATTGCTATAAAAAATCAAAGTTTACTCTATTAGGAGCCAAAACTGCAGATGATGCCGAGCAATTCTTAAATTCTATAAAGAAAGAGTTTTTAGAAAATGAGCTTATAAAAGATGTATTTGGAAACTTAATAGATTTAAAAGGTAAAAAGCCTAATTCGAAAGATTATTACAAGGTTAACTCAGGTGAAATTGAGTTTACTAATGACACATATATAAGGGCAGTAGGGTCAACCACTTCTGTTCGTGGTGCTAACTGGGGAGGTGTAAGGCCTACTGTTGTTATAGCGGATAAAAATATAATTGTCCGTAGGTTATAGAAATATAACTTATAGAATCGGTGGAATTAATGTAGAAGCCTAAATTTAATATTGATAATGATATAACTTTCAATCTGATTATGATATAATATAATTAAGAGGTGATTGTTATGAAGAGATTAACTTTTGAATATGTAAAAGAATGGGTTGAAAACAATTCTGAATGTATTTTGTTATCAACTGAATATAAAAATGCTAAAACAAAATTAAAATTTAAATGTAAATGTGGTAAAGAATTTGAAAGAACTTGGGATTCTTTTAAAAGGGATAAATTTCATTTATGTAAATCATGTTCTAATACTGTAGAGGTAAAAGGAGTACCTTCTCAATATATAACTAAAGGGATTGCTAAGAAACCATTAGAAGAAGTAATTAAAATAGTTGAAGAAATAGGCTGTAAGTATATAAGAAGATATACAAAAAAAGGAACAAGAAGTACTATAGTTGAATTTGAATGTCCTTACCATGGTTTACAGAAAGTATTTTGGACTAATCTAGAAAAAAGAAGATGTTGTCCTCAATGTAACGAATATAATAAACAAAATTCTAGACTATCACAAAAGGTTGAAAAATACCTTATTGAAAATAATATTGAATATATTAGAGAGTATAAATTTGATAATTGCAAAAATAAAAGACCTCTGCCTTTTGATTTCTACATACCATCACTAAAAATGGTTATTGAAGTTAATGGTAGACAACATTACGAAAAAGCTTATTTTGGAGGATGTACTGAAGAAGAAGCAGAGAAAAAATTAATAACTACTAAAAAACATGATGCTATTAAAATTGAATTTTGTAAAAAAAATAATATTAAATATATAGAAATTCCATTTTTTACAGATGATAAAAACTTTACATATATCAATATATTAAACAAGGTAATACTAGGGGAAGTTACAGTTTAAAAGCTGATAACACACGCAGAGCATAGGCATTGAACCTATGCTTTTATTATTATGTAAAAGTATAGAATATAATATGCCCACGAGCCACCGACACGATTATTTATAGAGTAATCTGAGAACCTAACGTTAAACGAGGGTGAAAATGTATGCCGAGCTATATGGAAACATATAGAACTAGAGGATAAAAAGCCACTAGGATAACAAAATGGATTATCAATCCGAAGTTGATGTTATAACTGAAGATGCTAGAGAAAAGAAATGGAATAGATGGTGTAAAGAAGTAGAGGAAGTTGGAGATACTGCAGTATTTAGAAAAGGTAAAAAAGTTAAATCAGCAACTAAGTTTGTAAGTATAGGAACTGTTTTACATATTGATTGCTTAATAAGTAAACTTAGCAGAAATAGAGATTATCATACTATTATGAATAGAGCTGTTTTATTAGAAGATGGCCAAACAATAGATGATATATTTGAAAGTGATTTATGGATTAAATGTAAAAAGATTTATTTTGACGATAAAATAGAAGATCCTCAAATACAAGCTAGAAAATTTTATGAAAAACATAAAGAAGAAATGAAATATCCTGTTTTATGGGAAGAAAAATGGGATTTTTTTATAGATATAGCAGTTAAATACTGGAGTAATAGAAAATCATTTATGTCAGAAAAAATGAATGATGCTAGTAGTATAGGTGAAAAATGGTTTAAATCTATAAGAACTCAATCAGTAGAGGAAATAGAGGACCATATTTTTTTAAAAACAATGCTTTGTGTTGACCCAGCGGGAGATAATTCTTCTAATAAGAAAAAGAAAACTGACTCATTTGCAATGATAGTAGGTTCATTAGGAGAAAATGACTTTAAATATATCAGAAGAATGGTACTTGAAAAAATGAGTTTCACAGAGTATTGTAATACAATTATTGATATTTTATTAGAATTTACAGATATAACTCATATATCTATAGAAAGAAATACCTACTTAGGTTCAGATGTAACTACTATACAACAAATGATTGAAAAGATACCTGAACTAAAGAAAAGAAATTTAATATTTATTAATGATATGAATAATAAAAATAAAGATAATCGTATTGCAACTATACAAGATCCAGTTAATAATGGCCAAATAATATTTGCAGATAATAATAAAGCATTTACAGATCAGATATTAGACTTTCAAGGAACAGCATATACACTACATGATGATGCTGCAGATGTTGTTTCTGATTTTGCAAATAAAATACTAAAAATAAAAACAAAAAATATAATTAGGTTCATGGATAGAAGGAGATTGGGTGTGTAAATGAAAAAATATAAGCCTATCGATGAAGTTATAAGTGTTTATGATGTTCCTAAAGAATTATGGGAATCTGAAAGTTTAATGAAAGAAAAACCGAACTGGAATAAAACAAATTATACCGAGTCGGAAAAAATATACCAAAATAAGGAATTTATTATACTGAAAGTTAAAAGTAATAAAAAGATTGGATTTATTGTATATAATACGAAAAAAGAATGGGAAAATGGTCATTCTCATTTAAATTCTAGAACTATTGCAGAAATAGTAATAAAAAATGTAATTTACAAAAGAAAACCTAAAACGAATAACTTATATATACTTAAAAGTCATGCAAGAGTTTCAAATGATGAAAAATACATAAAATTTATTGAAGATTTAATAAAAGTTAAAAAAAGTAAAACTAAAAATAATTATATAAATAAAAAAGGAGGCCGAAAATAATGCAGACTGTAGCAGAAATCGTAGATGGTCTAAAAAAAGGAATGGCTTTAGATTTGAATATTCCTGATCATTTAAATTTTGTCAGATATATGTATCAATGTTTTGAGTCTGATTTACATAAATATCAAAAAATGTATGACTATTATAAAGGCAATACAGATGCTATGGCCGATTACAAAACAATTACACAAAGGTCGAATTTAAAAGTAAATACTAATTTTTTTAAAAAATTTGTAAAGGAAGAGGTCTCTTATACTGTAGGAAATCCTATTACTTATGAAAGTAAAGAACAACCAGGTTTATTGGATGAATTAACATCAACTATGGCTTTATGGAATAAAAATCATGACAGTGACTTAATGAAATACATGGTTATATTTACAAAAGTATTTGAACTTTATCGATATGATGAAGAAGGTTTTAAAAGTGTTATTTCAACTCCTTTAACAGGATATGCATATCAAGATGAATATGACAATGTTTTGTTTTATATGGATGTAAAAGTAGAACACTTAGATGTAGATGTTTATCATATAGATGTTTATACAAAAAAATGTATTTATCATTTAGATAGAGAGTTTAATCAAGTTGAACCTCCAACAAACCATAGATTTGGTACAATACCTGTTTCAGTAGGAAAATTAACTGAAGAACTAACAGAAGATAGTTTATATAAAGACTTAAAAGGATTACAAGATGCTTATGAAACTAATTTATCTGACTTAGGAAATGAAATTTCAGACTTTAGAAATGCATATATGGTTATGACAGATTGTGAATTTGAAGAAGAAAAAATAGTTGTTGATGAAGAAACTGGAAAAGAAACGAAAATAGATCCAATTTTAGAAATGAAGAAAAAAGGCATCTTAATGGTAGGAAAAGAAGGTAAAATTCAATGGTTAATTAAGCAAATTAATGATACTTTTGTACAAAATACGCTAGACAGATATAAAGATGATATGTATCAAATAAGTTGTCATATAAATCACAACGAAAGATTACAATCAAATTTAAGCGGAATTACACTTAGAAGTAGATTAATAGCACTGGAAAATAAATGTGCACTTCAAATAAATGCTCACTCAAATATAGTTACAAATAGATTGAAATTTTGGTGCAATTATATAAATTACTTTAAAGCAAAGAATTTTGATTGGAAAAAAATAAAAATTATTTATACTGCAAATATCCCTCAAGATGATTTAGCTACAGCTCAAATGCTTAGTCAAGTTCCTCCTGGAGTTATTTCCAAGAGAACAGCATCAAGTAGATTTGGATTTATAGTAGATTTAGATGCTGAACAAAGACAAATTGCAAGAGAATATGAAGAAGAAATGAAGAGGGAAGATGAAAGTTTAGGTGAATTGTATGGCGATAAACACCAACACACAGAAGCAAACATCGAAGAATAGAAGTGCTGAAGAAACTAAAAGTTTCATGGAAAAAGCATATAATCAGGCCGAACAGGAACTTGAAAAATATCTTAAAAAGATGAATAAAACAGATAAGCAGATTAGAGAGTTGATGGAAACTGCTAATTTTGCTTATCAAATAGAAAAAACATCAAAAGATTACGAAAGTGCTGAAAGATTTATTGTTATAGCAGTTCTATCAATGCTTAATAACGAAGATGAATGGCTTGAAGATTTAATAGATAACTTCTTTGATGAAATGTTTGAAGAAATTGTAGAGTATTTTGGATATTTTGTAGACAATGAAGAAAAGCAGAAAATATTAAATAGAAAATACGAAGGTAAAACGTATAAGCAAAGAATACAAAGCAATATGGCTAAAATAAACAATCGAACTAAAAAAAGATTGAAAATAGCTTATAACAAGAAGAATTTATATAATATTGCATCATGGCTAACACAAAGACAAAAGATGAGTAGAAAAAGAGCAAGAGGAATATTGATATCTGAGCTTAGTAGAATAGCAAATGATATCTTTATTTATTGTAATAGAGATAAAAAATTTATGTATTGTTCAGTTTTAGAAGAAAGAACATGCAGTGATTGTGAAAGTATGCATGGTACTATTTTAACCGCTGAAGAGGCTTATGATTTAATACCGCAACATAATTTCTGTAAATGTTACTTTGTAGTTATAAGATAATAGGAGGATATTAATGAAAAAAGTATTTATATCTCAACCAATGAGAGGATGGAAAGATGAAGAAATACTAGCATTTAGAAACATTATAAAAATGAATTTAGAAAAGAGTTTAGATGACGATATAGAAATTATTGATTCGTTTTTACAAGACTATCCTGGAGAAATTAACAAACATATACCAGTTTATTATTTAGGTAAATCAATACAATTACTTTCACAAGCAGATGTTGCATATTTTGGTGATGATTGGAAAAATGCAAGGGGATGTCAAATAGAATATGCTATATGTAAAAAATATGGAATACCAACAATAGAAGAATGGGATGATATATTAATACATACAGGAGATAATTTAATATAAAAATTTTTCACAAGAAAATAAGGAGAGATAAAATGTTACCAGCATATTGGAATAGAGAAAGTTTTAGCGATTATGTTAGAAGAATGCAAGGAATAAGTAAAAAAACTAAATGGAAAAGAAATAGAAGATAATAGGAGGAAATAAATGAGAAAATTAAGTACTATTCAAAAAAGAGAAAAATTAAACGATGTTTACGCAGTAGATGAAATAGGTCCAGGAGGGGCAAATCATAGATATATAATTTGCGAAGAAGGTGAAACTTGTTGGTGTGATGGAAGTAATATTATAGGTGTTGTAGCTGATATATTTTTACAACGTGGACCAAGAAAAGATAAGAACTCACAACATGGAGTAATAGATACAGATTTACTAGAGATAGTGAGAGATAGAATGAAAGCTTTTCAAGCTGGACCATTCGCCAGTGAATACAATGAAAAAGCATTAGAACATATAGAATTAGCTTTAATGTATCTTAATCGTAGAGTTGAAGATAGAATAGAAAGAAATGTTTTAGGAAAAAACGAGAAATAGGGATTAAAAAATGGATACTAGAATACCATACAGAGAAAGATATATCAGAAAAGCCGAAAGACTATTTGGAAAATCAAGAGAATATATTTGTTTTTCAGATAATACCTATAAAGAATTCGTGGAATTTATTCATAATTTAAAAGGAATACCAAAGAAAAACAGATTGATAAATAAAATGCGAGATTATAGAAAAGGTTTAAGATAGGTTTACATAATTCAACCTTCTAAAATCAATTCTAAGGTACTTGTAAAAAGTTCCTTGATAGTTTATATCCTTGGAAATAAATAGAAATTACATAAAGGATGATTAAATGGAAAAATTATTTAATTTTGTATCATTACCTTGTGATGCTATAGAAGTTAAAGTAATAAAAAGACCAAAACAGAAACCTTTAAAGAAACTAAAATTAAATGGTGCTACTTATTATTTATCTGAAGATGATGAAAATTATTATACTTTCATATATAAAAGTTTCACTAAGGATAAAGCAAAAAGCCAAGTAGCAGCCAGTATATTCAACAAAGCAAAGTGTAAAAATGCAGATTGGTTTGAGTTAGCTCAATTATACAACGATAAGATAAATGAGTATAATCACAAATCTTATGTGCATAGTCAATATATCACAGATACAATATTGACTGAAATATATAAATTAACAAGATAATAAAAGCCCGAGAGGGCTTATTTTTATGCTCCGAAACGAGGGTAAACTAAGTACTTTGGGGGCTAGTACTTCGAGGGACTAAATTCTTATTTAAATACTATGAGGGCTAGTACTTCATGGGGAAAGAGGTAAAAATGATAATCAAAAAAGATTTGTTAGAAAAATTAAACGATATAGATGAAACTGCCGATGTTACTGAAGTTTTAAAAGGGATTGATGGAATAGCAGAAGTTAAAGAAATACCTTTTGATGTTAACAAATTAACTGTTGAAGATTATAAAAATATCCTTGAAACAAATAAAGCAATACAAGGATATAACCAATCTCAATTAGACAGTGCAGTATCTAAAGGAGTTGAAAGTTTTAAAACTAAAAAGATGCCAGGAATTATAGAAAGTGAAATAAAAAAGGCAACTGCTCCAAAACACGAAACTCCTGAACAAAAGGCTCAAAGAGAACAAATGGAAGCTATGGAAACAAGACTTAAAGAAATGGAAGAAAAAAATGCTGCAACAGAAAAGAAAAATGCAGAGAATGAAGCTAAGTTAGCTCATGAAGGTAGAATCAAAGAAAGTCGTACTTATCTAGCAGAAATGAAATATCCAAAACAAGTCGAAAATTTCTTAGAGTTTGTAGTTGGTGAGGATATGGATATCAGTAAACAGAATATAGATAAATTAGCTAATGCATTTAGCGAATACGGACAAGAAGTCCTTAAAACTGATATGACAAATAATCCGTTTAATCCTAGTGGTGGGGGAAATGGAGATTCTGTTGATCCTGTTCAAGCTCAAGTAAATCAAATTTTAGGCTTGTCATAAAAATAAATTAATTAGGAGGTGTTTAGCATGGCTAACACAATATCATATGCTCAAATTTTACAAAATGCATTAGACAAACAAATGGTACATGAATCATTGACAGGCTGGATGGATGCCAATGCAGGTCAAGTTAAATATAACGGTGGTAAAGAAGTTAAAATACCTCAATTATCAATGGACGGACTTGCTAACTATGACAGACAAGCTGATAGTGGATATACTAAAGGATCTATCAAATACGAATACAAAACTTACACAATGACACAAGATAGAGGACGTAAATTCCAAATAGATTCTCAAGATGTTGATGAAACTAACTTTGTATTAACAGCAACAACAATCATGGGTGAATTTCAAAGAACTAAAGTTATACCTGAAGTAGATGCTTATAGATTAAGTAAATTAGCAACAACTGCTATGGGTGTAGCTAATGATGAAAATGTAGAATATGGATATACTGTAGCAAATTCAACTGTTATAGCTAAAATAAAAAAAGGTATAAAAACATTAAGAGAAAAATGCCATAATGGAACACTAGTTATTATGTGTAACTATGATACACAACTAGCTATAGAAGAAGCTGCATTAGGTAAATTAGCATCTGTATCTTTTTCTCAAGGTGGAATAAACACTAAAGTTCCAGCTATTGATGGATGCCCAATTATACCAGTTCCACAAAATAGATTATACAGTGCAATACAATTATATGATGGTTCGACTAGTGGTCAAACTACTGGCGGATACATTAAAGCAACTTCTGGATTAGATGTTAACTTTTTAATCATGCCTTTAGATTTACCTTTAGCAGTAACTAAACAAGATATCATGAGAATATTTGACCCTGAAACTAACCAAAGTGCAAATGCATGGGCTATGGACTACAGAAGATACCATGATTTATGGGTATTAGAAAGCAAAAAAGAGGGGGTATATGCTAATATAAAAGATGCAAAACCTACTCAATCTGAAAGTCGTTAGTTTGATTCTTTCATGTTTGAAATAAAAAAAGAAAATGTTCATAGAACAGTAGAAACCATAGAACAGGCAAAAAAATATATTGCTGAAGGTTATGAATTAGTTCAAAATATCGACAACTCAGAGGAAAAATCCGAAATAATAGATTTAGATTCTTTAAAATATAATGAGTTAAAGAATTTAGCTAAAGAAAAAAAAGTTAAAGGCTATACAACACTGACAAAATCAGATTTAGTTAAAATTTTAAAGGAGTTGTTTTAAATGGCTAACTTGGATTTTATATTACAAAAAAAGTTTCCTAACGAAAGCGAATCAAGTTTAGTCATTCATAAACAACTTGCTACTCAAAAGCTATTACTTTATTTTAAGAATAGACTTAATAGAACTATAACAGCTGAACAATTAGAAACAGAGTATCAACCTGCTCTGTTTCTTTTAATTTCTAATGCAGTTAATTATTCAAGTGTGAGAGGTGTCAAATCAATTTCTCAAGGTAATAAGAAGACTACGTTTGATGAAAGTATTAGTTCTAGCGGTGCTTATGATATAACTAACGAGATCAAGGAACTTTTACCTGTAGCAGTAGTTAAATTGAGAGGTTAGGTGGTAAATGTGTTCGGATATAACGAAGACAGTGCAACTTTATTCAATATATCTTTAGATGAAAATCGAAAACCCATTTATCACCGAACTTATTTAACGGGTATCGATTGGCAACAAGCTACAGGAGTTAAATTTTTAAAGACAACCGGTTCATCTGCGGATATAGATAATAAAATATTAGTTTTTGTAAATTATGGGACTTATGAGGGTAAAACTTACATAGGTCCTAAAGAATTTAGTAAACTTGAAGATAAAAGTAATTATTATACATTCAACGAAGGAGAAGATATTCTCTTAAAAGGAATACATGACATTGAAATTACAAATTCTCAAGAGTTTAATAATATTCAAAAAAATTATGATGATGTAGTTAAAATCATCAATGTTACTAAGTGTGAATTAACAAAACACTTTGAATTAGGATGTGAGTAAAATGGCAACTTTAAAAGCAAAAGTTACTGTTAACATAGACTATGACAAAATTGTAAATCAAAGCAAACTAGATAGAGCTCAAAAACAACTCGTAAACCTAGTAAGAACAAAAGCTGACCCATATGTACCGTATTTATCAGGAGACTTAAAAAACACCGCTCAAGAAAATAAAAAAAGCATTGTATATGCTAGTTATCATGGTGGCACAAAGTCATATGCTGCTATTAACTACTATACTAACAGAGGTATGGGTAGAGAAGGTTTAAACCGTGGTGGCAAAAGGGGTAAACAATGGATAAATCGTATGTGGGTTAATGAAGGAGATGCAATAGTAAATGAAATTGCAAATACAATAGGAGGGAAAGCAAGTAAATGACAATTAGTTTAGATAAAATAGAAAATAGAACTATTACAGATAAAATAATAGAATTTTTCTTAAAATGCCCTCTAATAGACGATAAATCTCCTATTTCTGCTGATTACATAGGTGATGAAATAGGCACTTACTCAGTAGATGGTTCGCCTTCGGAAACTATTTTAAAATCTTATATTGATGGTTCTACAGAACGACAATTAATTTTTGATTTTACTAGTAGAGAAAGTGTTGAGGCATACAACAATGAGAAAAATATTACTTTTTATGAAAAATTAGCCGAATGGGTAGAAACTCAAAATAATGAAGGTGTTTTACCTGAGTTAAGTTATCCTTTAATAGCTGAACAAATAAAAGTATTAACTCATGGCTATGTTGAACAAATGAGCGCAAATAAAGCAATTTATGTTATTCAAATGAAATTAGTGTACACTAAAATAGCTGAATAGGAGGTTGAAATTATGGCATTAAAAAGAAAAGATTTTGCAGATTATCTTAATACTGCAGCAAAAGATACTGATGCATCATATGCTTTACTTGGTTATGGAGTTGAAAGTTTAGACGAAGAACCAGGTGCACAAACTGATACAACTTGTTACATAAATGATGAAACATCATCTACAACAGTAACAAAATACGAAACACAATTTCCTTATACTTCTGAAATTATAATGGAACAAGAAGCAATAAAAAGTTTATATTTAACTGGTAGAAATCATGAAACTGGGACAGATGCAGAAAGAGATTATGTTCGTGTAGATATGTTTGATCCTGTATCAGGAAGCGAAGGAACTTATCAAGCAAGAAAGTTTAGAGTTGCAAATGAAGTTTCAAAATTCTCTGGTGAAGGTGGAGAAAAGATGAAAGTTGAAGGAGTTTTACATGCTATAGGAGATCCTATTCAAGGAACTTTCAATGTTACAACAAAAACTTTTACAGCAACTCAAGCAGCAACTCAAAGTGTAACTAACTAAAAAAATTAGGGAGGTTAAAATATGAATGATTATACAAAATTTAATATATTAGGTGTGGAATTAGAATTTGATTTTTTAGATTTAGATGAAAAAGAATTTTTTGAATCAGTTTTTTCAGAAACAAACAATAAAATATCAGAAGTAGCTAAAGATGATAAAGATTTTCCTATTGAAAGTGCTAGAAAATATTGTGAAAGCATAATTGGCTTGTTTGAAGAATTGTTCGGTGAGGAAAAAACTTATGATATTTTTTCAGGTAAATGCAATTTAATGAAATGTACTACAGCTATAAAGGAATTAACAAAAGCTAAATTAGAACAAGATAAAGCATTTGCAACAGAATTAAAATCTGTTACTACTATTTCTGAAGAAGTATTCGGAGAGGAAGAAATTTCTCTTAATAGACAACAACGTAGAGCTATTGAAAGAAATAAGAAAAAATATAACTAATGAGTATAAGTATTTTAACCGATTTTTTACCTATTGAAGTTGAAATAGAAGGAGTGCGATATCCAATTAACTGGGATTTTCGCACTTCTATTTTATTTGAACAGTTAATGTTAAATAATAATATTAGTGAAAAAGAAAAATCAGATGAGGCTCTACAACTATATTATGGTTATGAAATAGATACAATTAAATATATTAATAATAATAATATTAATCAATTTGTTGAAGAAATGTTATTATTTTATAAGTGTGGGAAAGAAATTATTAGTACTAACGAAGATTCAGAAAAGAGCGAAAACTCTAGTAAAAATGAAATTATCTATAGCTTTGAACATGATGATTTTTACATTTATAGTGCATTTATGCATGATTATCACATTGATTTACAAGATATTGAAGGATTACACTGGTGGAAATTTAAAGCATTATTTAATTCTTTATCAAGTGATTGTAAATTCATAAAAATATTAGAATATAGAAGTATTGATTTATCTGAGATACAAGATAAACAACAAAAGAATTTCTATAGAAAAATGAAAAAACTTTATGCTTTACCTCAGTCATTAGAGGAAAAGGAAAAACAAGCATTAATAACAGAAATGCTGTTGAAAGGTGAAGATCCTGGAAAATTATTAAGACAATAGTTATGTTTTGTACTATAATATTATTATAGGGGGGAATATAGCATGAGAAGAAACTCGGGGTCCAATATGAAAAACATTTTTATTGTAATAATAGCTTTTTTAAGTATTGCTATAATAATTGCTGCAATTAGTGCAATAACTAATAAAAAAAGTAGTGTTGCTATAGAAAATTCTAATATTGAAGAAAATCAAGTATTAAGTGATAGTGAAACATTAAAACTTTTTTCAAAATATCATAAACTTTATGATGATAGTATAGAGTTAATAAACAGTGGTATAAGCGGGAAGATATCAAAAAAAATATTTAATAATACAAAAGGATTAAGTAATGAAATAAGAAATCTTAATCTAAAAGAAAGTTATAAAGATGAACAAAATAATTTTGCTATAACTTTTGATTATTTAAATAAATCTATGAAAGCATATAACGATTATGTTTATTTTCAAAGTAAAAGAGTAGATAAATTTGATACAAGTTATCGCCATTGTTTAGATGAATATAATACTTATCTTAAAAAGTCTGAATCTTATTATGATTTAATAGATTAATTGATTTATAGAACACTTCGGTGTTCTTTTTTTATGCCTAAAAGGAGGTGAGAGTATGGCAGCGGATGGAAAAGTTGTTATAGAAGTTGAATTAAAATCTGATCAAGTCGAAGGTCAGTTGAATGAACTTAAAAATGCTTTTGCTGATTTAGGTGGAGTTGGAAAAGTGTTCGGAGAGATGAGTTCTCTTGTTGGAACTTTTTCAAATACTTTTAAAGCATTAAGTGGAATTGTTGGCCCAGTTGCAGCAGGAGTTGTTGCAGCAGTAACTACAATGGTAACTGCTTTTTCAAAGTTATATGATGCTAGTAAACAAAATTTCTTTGAAAACTTGCAGAATATATCTGAAAAATTACAACCAATTGTTGATATTGTTCAAAATGCAACAAGTACTATCTTAGATTGTTTTAGTCAAGTTACAGATTTTAATTTTGATTTCAGTTCCTTAATGGCAGATGCTATTGAATTTGAAAGTTCAATGGCTCGTGTGTCAGCAATTATGGGTGTTACTGGAAAAGATATTGAAGTCTTAACAGAAACAACAAGACAATACGGAGCTACCACTAGGTACACCAGCGTACAGGTGAGTGAAGCTTTTAGCTATATGGGTATGGCAGGATTTTCATTACAAGAGTCTCTTGCGTCAATACAAGATGTTTTAAATTTAACTACCATCGGTGCCACTGAACTCGGCACTGCCAGTGATATCGTGACTGATGGTTTAACTGCAATGAACATGTCTGCATCTCAAGCATCAAATTTCGTCGATTATATGGCTGCAACTATTACTCGTAGTAATACAACTGTTGAATTAATGGGTAGACGTTTTGCCCATGTAAAAACTCTTTAATTCGGTGAAACACTAAGTTGACAAGATCAGTTAAGAACTTTATAATAATATTTAACAGTTTCCCCCATAAATTCAAAGGAGAGTGTTAAGTTGGTGAGAAGATTAACTGATGAAGAATTTAAAGAAAGATTATTAAATTATAATAATGGAGAATATGAAAATGTAGAACCATACATAAATAAAAGAACTAAAATTTTATTTAAACATAAATGCGGAAAGAAATTTTATTCTTATCCAATGGATGTATTGTATGGGAAGAAACATTGCCCTGTATGTATTAAGAAAAAAATAAGTGAATTAACTCGAAAACCAAAAGAAAAATTTCTTGAAGAATTTAATGAATTAGCAAAAGGAGAATATACACTTTTAACAGATTACGAAAAATCTAATAAAAAAGTAATTATAAAACATAATGTTTGTGGGCATAAATTTGAAGTCACACCAAATAATTTTATAAGCAAGAAAAGTAGATGCCCATTATGTTTTGGTGGAAATATAAAAAAGACAAAAGAACAATTTAAACAAGAAATTTTAGAGTTAACAGATGGAGAATTAATAGTAATAGGTGATTATACAAACAAAAATACATTAATAGAAGTATTACATACAGAATGTAATCAAGTTTTTATGGCATACCCTAAAAGCCTTCTAAGAGGTTGTAGTTGTTCTCATTGTAAAGAAAGTAAAGGGGAGAGGGAAGTCAAAAGGGTTTTAAAAAAATTAAATTTACAATTTAAAAAACAATATAGATTTAAAGATTGTAGAGGAAAAAAATATCCATTACCTTTTGATTTTGCTGTTATAAAAGATGATAAAATAGATTTTTTAATTGAATATGACGGAGAACAACACTTTAAACCTATACAATTTAGAGGTATAAATGATAAAAAAGCCCTTAAATTACATAAAGAAACGCTAGAAAGGGATAATATAAAAACAACATATTGTCTCAACAAAAATATAAGCCTATTAAGAATACCTTATTATAATTTTAATAAAATTGAAGAAATAATATGTCAATATGTCAATACCGAGCCAAGCTAGTTAGGAAACTACTAGAAGGTGTAACGACTAGGTAAAGTAACCTAAGAAAAAAGAACCTGTGTAGGTTCTTTTTTTATGGAAAAATACCCACGAACAGGAGTGATTTATTCTTAATTGAATAATGAAAGATATAGTCTAAACTATATGGAAACATATAGAGCATAGGATAAAGAGCCTATGGTTAATCACAAAAATTGGAAACAATGAAGTACGCCGGTTCAGTAGCTGGGACATTGGGCGTTTCTATGGATGATTTATCCGTAGCTATCGGCCTTATGGCGAATTCATCAGTAAAGGGAAGTCGTGCAGGTACTGCAATGAGAACACTATTGGCAAATTTAAGTGCACCTACCGATACTGTAGCAAAGGCCATGGAAAAATACGGAATAGAACTTATTACTGCGAAAGATGGTTCAGTTGACTTAGATAAAACATTAAGAAATTTAAGAAGTAGTTTAAAATCATTACCTTTAGTTGAGCAAGCAGCTGCATGTAAAGATTTAGCTGGGAAAACGGGTATGACAGGTTTACTATCAATTGTCAATGCTACGGATGATGCATATGATAGTTTAACTGATAGTGTACAAAACTCTACTCAAACAGTGTCTTATTGGAATCAAAATTTAGGAGAAGCAGGAGTTACTGGAAAAGAATGTAGTAAAAGAATAAATAACTTAAAAGAAGTTTTAAGTCAAACAGAATATCTAGGTGCTGCATTTAACATGACTACACAGGATATGGCTTTAGCTTTACAAGTATTAGGGTCTGATGCAAAAGTAACATCAAAAAATGTTGAAGACTTGTTTGGTGTATTAGATGCAATGAGAAATCCCACAAATGCTCAGAAAAAGCAATTTAAAGAACTGGGACTAACTTATAAAGAAATTAATGATGACGCTTTTGACTATAGTGCTACTTGTGACATGATCAATGAGAATACAAAAGGAATAGTAGACAATGCTAAAGGTTTAAAAGATGTTGTTTCTAAACAAGAAATAATAGATAAGTTAAATCCAGATATGTCACTTAAGGAAGCTAATCAAGTGTTAAAAGAGTATGGCCTGTCTGCTAAAAGTGCTTCTACTGGCCAAATAGATTTAATTGCAAATTTAACTCAATTAAGAGAAAAATTTGGAGATATGGATAAATCAACTAGAGAACAAATTTTAACAAATTTAGGTTTATCTGATTCCTTAGATGAGATAAATGAAATATGTGGTTTATCTGATGAACAATTCAAATTATATTGTGATAATTTAAATTTAGTAACTGGATTATCTGAAAAAATGGCACAAGCTATGGATGAAACAACTAAAAATAAATTATTAATTTTATCATCTGCTTTACAAGATGTTGCTATACAAGGATTTGAATTTTTAAAACCTGCTATTCAATCTACTTCTGAAAAATTAGCTGAGTTTTTCAGTGTTTGGAGAAGTGGAAATAAAGAAGGCACTACAGAGGATGGCCAAGTTTTATATACATTTGATAATTTTAAAAAAGCATTAGACAATATGCTTGGATATATAAGAAATGCAGATATATCAGGAGCGATTCAACAAGCTTTTAGTGGAATTAATACTTTTATAACTCAAGGCGGATTAAGTAGAGTATTAGCTATCGGCAAAGAAATTATACATCAAATTTGTCAAGGAATTATAAATAGTAAAGGCGATATAAGAGAAGGTATTTCAAGTGCTATTAAACAAATTTCAGAATTTGTAAAAGATGTTGCTCCAGAGATAGAAGAAGCCGGTAGAGTTATTTTAGATGCATTAAGAGACGGAATAAAAAATAATTCAGACAATATACATGATGCTTTAGATGCAGTTGCTTCAGCTATGAATTCATGGGTAGAAGGAAGCGAACAAATAAAATCCTTAACTGGTAGTTTTGCAGATATTTTTATTGATAGTTTTATTGAAAATTTAACTGATAGATTTACTGGTAGAGCATCTGAACTTTGGCAAGCAGTAACAAGTTGGCTTACTAATTCTAAACCTGATTTTAGCAAAGGTGGAACTGGATTAATAAAAAGTATAGTGGGATGGTTTACTGGTGAATCTTATGCAGATGAAAAGACTGGTGATGAAAAACCTCTTAACACTAATAAAGATTCCAATAGTAATAAAATAAATACTAAACTTTCTAGTATGGATGCTAACGAAATAAAAGCATTACAAACACAATTAACAGCTTTACAGACAACAGCACAAAGTGTTTCAAATTCGATTTCTCAAGCATTTACATCATTACAAAATAATTTAAGAACGAGTTTAGTTGGATGTGCAAATATAGCAAGAAATCAATTTGTAAGTATATCAAACATAGCTAGAAATCAATGCTTAAATGTGTCTAATATAGTAAGAAACCAATTTCTATCTATTAGTAATATAATACGTAATCAAATTACAAATGCTAGAAATGTTGTTACATCACAAATGATAAGTATGAAGAATGTTATATCAACTCAAGTTTCAGAGGCTAGGAATAAACTTACATCTCAAATGATATCAATTAGAAATGTATCTAGAACACAGATTACACTTGCTAGAAATGCTGTTACATCTCAAATGATATCAATGAAAAGAGTTATAACTACTCAATCAAGAGAAGCAAGAAATAACTTTACAAGACAAATGATAAGTATGAAAAATGTTGCTAGAACTCAATCAAGAGAAATCGGTCAACAAATGGCTAACGGTGTTACTCAAGGTATTCAAAGCGGTACAGCAAGAGCAGTTAGTGCGGCAAGAAGTCTTGTTAATCAAGTTAATGCAGAAATGAAAAAGACTGCTAAAATAAATTCACCTTCAAAAGTTACTACTGATTATGGAGAATATATGGACGAAGGTTTAATTGTTGGTATGAAAAATAAAGCTGAACAAGTATATGCCGTAGCTAGGGATGTAACTTCAGAAATGCAAAATGCAATGAAAATGGCTGTTCAATCTGAAACAACTAAATTTTCATTAGAAGCTAGTAGTAATAGTAATCTTAAAATTGTAAATAGTGTGAGTAATAACACAGTAAAAGAAATAGCTAATTCGCTAGGAGAAACATTAAAAGAAACTATAGAAGGTATAAACGATAGACCTATTCAAGTTGAAGCTAATATGGATAAAACAAAAGTTGTTGATATAATAGCTCAACCTGTTCAACAAAAAAATAAAAAGATTGAAAAAAGAAAAAATAGATTGGAGGGGATAACAAGTGTTTAAATTTGATGGCATCGATTTAGAAATGTTTGTAGATGTAATTTCTATAGATACAACACTTATGTCAGAAAGAAAAAATGATTTTATAGACCCTCCATCACGATCTGGTAGATATTATCAAGATTTCAAATATGACTATAAAGAAATAACTGTTACTTTTGATATAAAAGCAGATACAGAAGAAGATTGTAAAGATATTATTGATACAATATCATCTGTATTTGATGTTACAGAAGAAAAAGAATTGATTATAGATGATAACGGAAGAATTTATTTAGCTATTCCAGACGGCAAATTCTCAAAAGAAAAAATCACGAAAGGCATAAGAAGAATAAAAACGTCTTTTATATGCCCTATACCTTTTTCTTATAATCCAGATGCTAAAATTTTTAATGGTGAAAAAACTTTATCAGTTTCTAACGAAGGAAATACAAGTACTCCAGCAATTATAAATGTTGATTTTAATGGAAATGCTACTTATTGTCAAATTGATGGCCAAGACGGAAAATCAATATTAATTGGTCAATACCCTTCACTAATTAAAACAAAAAAAGAAGAAAGTACTACTATTGTTTATGAACCTTGTGAAACTACCGAAAATTTTGTTTCAGTTACAGGTGAAGTTGATGCAAAAAGAACTATAACTGGTACTATTCAACCAAATGACGGTGGAACTAGTTGGTGTATACAAGCAGCTGATTATGGTAGTGGAGATAACTGGCATGGGCCTGCACTAAGATATAATTTACCTTCTAATGTTACTGATTTTGAATGTAGTATATATTTTTATCATGATAGTAAAGGTAAGTTAAAATATAATGAAATTGGATCTACAGATAAAACAAAAACAACTAGATATAAAGTAACTGCCACAACTGTGAAATTAAAAGAAAAGAGACTATCTAAAAGTAAAACTTTATTAAGTATTAAAAAAGGTGTATATTTAACTCCTTTAGAGGTAGACGGACAAGAAGTTACTAATGGTTGGATAAAAACTACATATGATAGCAAAACGGGCTGGGTTAAAATTTCAACTGGATTGAGTAAAATAACTACTACTACATCAACATATTATACAAAGCAAGCAGCATCTTTAAGAGCATCTGGAAGTAAAAAATCAAAACTTCTAGCTACAATTCCTAAGGGAACTGCTATAATTGTATATCCTAAAATTACAGCTAGTAAAGGTAAATGGACTAAAGCAACATATAAAGGAAAAACTGGTTATGTTTATACAGACTACATTATTGAAGGTGATAAAGTACAAATTGATACAGACCAAGAAGTTGATACTGCAGAAGATAAAATCGGTATAGTTGAATGTTATGGATTAGATCAAGCTGGTAACAAGTTATTTAAAGTTATGTTATGTGATGAAAATGAATGGTATGAAGCTACATATCCACTTGTACAAGTTGGCAATACAGAGTTTTTAAAAGATAAAGATTTTAGTGTGCCTGAAGCTAAAACAACAACAGTTACAAATGTTTCAGATGATAGTTTAACCGTAAGTACAAAAACATTAAGAAGTGGTAAATATGGTAACTGGAATGAATTTAAAGGCCATTTCACTATAAAAAGAGAAAAAAATGAATGGTATGCAGAGGTAATAAAATATAATTCTGAAGGCGAAATTGAAAAAACTTTACCAAGTGAAGTTATGAAAAGTGATAAATTTCCTACTGGCGATTTGAATCATATAGTTGTTTACTTTGGAAAATATGCTGATAAAGATGTTGTTGATACAATGACATTTAATAGATTAGTAATAACTAAATTAAATGAAGTTAATCAAGATGAAGAGCAAGATATAATAATTTTCAAAGAAGGTGACGAATTGAAAGTTGATTTTGCCAATAATGAAGTTTATATAAATAATGTAAAAAATATGGAACATGTTGATATAGGAAGTAAGTTCTTCGAAATACCTCCTGGTGATTTTGATTTAAGAATATCTAGTGATGCCAATATTACAAGTTCGATTATTTATAATGAAAGGTGGTTGGATTAGTTGCAAGAATTAGTAACTGAGATATACATTTTAAACAGAAGAAAAAAAATAATAGATGTATTATCAAATAACGGGACTAATCCAAGCAGTCCTTTTTTTGATGATGCTTTTAAACTGTATTTAAATACTGGAGCTGAAAGTTTTGAATTTTCTACAATAGCAAATGAAAGAACAACAGGTGTACAAAAGGGAAATTTTATTGTCTTTTCATATAGAAATAAATATAAATTATTTCAAATAATGAATACATCTAGTCAACATACGAATGGTGCAGTTATAAAAAAATGCTATTGCGAAACAGCAGGATTAGAACTTTTAAATAAAATTGTAAGAGAAAGTACATTACAGGGCGATGTTACTACATTCTTTCATTTACTTTTACAGGATTCTACATTTGAATTAGGTTATGTAGACCCTTCTATTACGACTTTTAAAAGTGTTAAGGTTGAAAAACCGACTCCAATTTATACAGTAATCCAAGATAATTTAGAAACTTATGACATTGAAATTGAATTTACTGTAGATATAAAAAATAACAAAGTTTATAAACAGTATATAAACGTATATAAGCAACGAGGACAAATCACAAATGCAAGATTTGAATATTCAAGAAATTTAGATGATGTTAAGAAAAATGAAGATTTAACAGAGTTTTGTAGTGCATTAGTTGGATATGGTCAAAATGGAATTAATTTTAAAAATGTAGAATGGTTAAAAGCTAATGGAAACCCTACTGATAAACCTTTAAATCAAGATTTTATAGCAGATGAAGATGCGCACATATATTTTCATAATGATGATGGAAGTTATATAACAGGAGTGTATGAATGTGATGCTAGTAATGCATCTGACTTACTTAATGAAACATGGAAAGAACTTCAACGAAGAAAAGAACCTCAACTTGATTATGAGACAAGTATATTATTACTTTCTGATGATGTTGATATAGGTGATACTGTATATGTAATAGACGATGATTATATACCTTCTTTACGTTTACAAGCTAGGGTAACAGAGTTAGAACTATCTTTTACAGATTGGGAAAATAAAAGTAAATGTACATTAGCAAATTATAAAGAAGTAAAAAGTAAAATAAAAAGTCTAAATAAAGATGATCTACTAAAAGATGTTCTGGAATTTTTAGGTAATATAGGAGTAGGTTCTTTAACAGATGAAGACATTTCTAAAATAAGAGAATATCTTGAAAAAATGGGTCTAGAAAAAGAAGAGATAGATAAAATATTCGATGAAATTAGTAGTATTATAAATCCAAAACCAGACCCTCCCGATGAAGGTGAAGATGGTGACCCTATTTATTTAACTTCTTATAAAAATGGAGTATGGCTTGGAGATGATAGATTTTATCAAGTAAAGACTTCTAAGACAGTATCTACTACTGATAAAACTAATGATATATATGCAGAAGCATTAGCATTATATGAGAAATATGACATAGGTAAATATCAAAATAAAGCGAATCTCAATGAGCTATCATCTACAGGAAATAAATATAAACTATATCTTATAGTTGAACATTATGCTAGAAAATTTGGATTAGATCCAAACCTAGTGTATGCAGTCATAATGGGAGAATCTAGAGGTGACCCTTATAGTACTACAGGTAGTAATGGCGGTTACGGACTAATGCAATGTGAAAGAAGTACATACTTCAAAGAGTGGGGAAATAAGGCACAAACTATAAAATATTTAGACGGCAGCACTTATAAATTTCTTCCTTCTTATGCAACAATGACACCTTACAAAGCTGGAAACACAACAGTCAATGGAATAACAGTAGATAGAAACATTCTAAATCAAATAAGATTTGGTTGCTGGGAACTACGTCAAGCTATTGATTATGCACACGGAAATATATTTGGTGGATTAGTTGCTAATAATATGGGTCAAGGCTCACTTAACTGGATAGTAAGTAAATATGTGTGCGATAAATACGGATATACATTCGTTGATTCTTATTATTTGAGCTCTCAATCAAATGAAACAAAATTAAAGGTTTACGAGGAATTAGACAGTGGAAAATTTGACTTTGCAGCTTATAGACAAAAATTAAAAGATCAAAAAGGATTAGGAACACCAAATAACGTAGAATTATATCTATGTTGGTATAAAGTAGTAAATGGCCAATTACCTTACTATATGGATGCACAGGGTAATAAATTAGGTTATGGAGTTGGTACATCTACTCCAAAAGCAAAAGGTCAAACAAGTGCATCTGATATAAGACAAATAATAGTTGATACGGCAAAAGCTATAGTACAACAACATACAGATAAATTAGCTACTTATGACCAAAGTTATCGTACTTGGAACTTTAAAAAGCCTAACAAAAGAAAAGGCACTTTTTACGGAATAAAAAATCCTATTTGTTACGATTGCTCTTCTTTAGTGACTTGTTGCTATGGTGAAGCTGGATTAAAAAGTATATTCCATAGTGATTCCTTATGTGCAGCAGGAACACTTGTTGACTATGCTACGAGAAAAAGTGGTTATACAATGTTTAAGATAACTAAAACATCTATAGAAGATATGCTACCTGGCGACATAATAATGATGTGCAATAAGGAGTGTCCAACTACATTAACTAGAGCAAAAGCTATGGCGTATAAATTTACACACCATACGTTAATTTATTGTGGTAAAGAAAACGGAACACATATGGTAGCTCATGCTAGAAAGTGGGATTATTGGCCAAAGGCTATAAGGTATATGCCAGTATACAATGATATCTATAAATACGGATTTTGTTTAAGACCTTACGATTTAGCTGAAGCCGATAACAATAATGTAGAGGACACTCCTGTGATCGACAAGACAGATATGAATGAAGTGTACATAAAAGCGGTTAGAAAGGCAAATGCATATGATTTTTATGACGATAATAATAATTTAGTAACTACAGTAGAAGGTTTTTATGAAAATGATGAAAAAGTTTATCCCAGTTCAACTCCTTATGTATTAATACACTTTGGGATAAACAACTTAACAGAAAAAGGTATATCTGGCATTAAAACTCTTGCAAATATATTAAAAATGAAATATAGAAATACACCAATCTTTATTTTAAAAGAATTACATGTTGGAACTGTCTATACAGATTATGAAAATATAAATAGCGATATCGATTCATTTAATACGGAACTACAATCATTCTGTGAAAATGAAGACGATGTATTTTTATTAGATATATCTAGCAAATTAGAAACTTATACGAATTTATTAAATCCTAATTACACTAATGATGGTTATACATTTAAAGATGATTCCAGTATTGGTGTTTTTTATAATGCAATAAAAGAAAAATTACTGGCTACTCCAATAGGTTATAAGAAAAAGGATGATAGCAGTAACACTGGTGGAGGAGATACTGGCGGTGGTGACACTGGGGATGATGGTAATGCATCTAAAAGAGAAGGTGAAACAGTAAATATATTATTAGAAAGTACAAAAACTTATACTTGGCCTAAAAAAACAATTAAGTCTCTTACTTTCAGACTTAAAAGTAAAGTTGATAAAAGTTTTTATGCTAGAATGGTGTTTACTACAGCAGATGAAATTAGTTATACACAAAGTAAAATTTGTTATCTTGAAGGTGTAGATTGTATAGCTGGCCAACTAGTTCCAAAACCGAATACAGGTTATAAAATTATAATAATGGCTAATGTAAATACAAGTATTGACTATAAATACTATGGCTCAGTTTCCGTAGATAAAAGTGAAGGATATGCAAAAACTTATAAATTTGTTGGTGGCGAAAAAGCTGTAAAAACTGCAAAAACATACCTAAATCGAACTGGGTTGCGATATGGAGATAATTCATTTGCTGTTAAATCTGAGCCTACCAGTTTCCCTAATGATATGGCTGGAAACTTAAATAAATGGTATGATGCTACTGCTAAAAAAGCTAATATTGACTGTAGCTCTTTGGCTATATTTGTTTATGCGGATATACCGTACGATAAAAGTCCTTATGCCAATCACAAACTAAAGAAATTAGTTAAAAATTCAGATACTAGCTGGGCATTTATGTTACCAAGGACAGCAGCAGAACAAGCAGAATATTGTGTTAAAAAAGGCTGGGTACTACATGATATTGATATAATCAATTATTCAAACTTGAAAGCTGGAGACCTCGTTTTTTTTGATAGAGATAACGGAGAAAATGGTCGTTATATGAACTGCTCACATGTAGCCATTGTAGTTGGACCAACTGAAGATGGCGGGTCAGTAAACATAATAGAATCTACAACAGTTACAAATGGAGTTAGAATAACAGGAATTACAAACAATACAACTGATAAAATATTATTCTGTGCTAGACCTAAGAAATTATAGAAAGGGGATTATTATGAGCAATAGCAATATAGAAACTATAACTAGAGAGCATGATAATTTCTCCTCTAGTTATAATGAACTTGTAAATCTACTTGAAAAAGTAATCACTAACAGAAAAATAACACAAGATGATAAGTATGACTTAGAGAAAGCACATGCTACATATGTGGAAAATTACAATGATGTTAAAAGAATACTAGAAAATGAAAAAGAAGCGAATTTAAGAGAGCAAATTAAAGCTGTAAATGATAATAAATTGGATGCAGATATAAATAGTATAGTAAATATTCTTACAAACAATGGAGAGAAAAACACTTTATATCTAGACGAAGATGGAAATTTGTATATTGACGGAGAAAAAATTCCAGAAATCAAACAAGTAAAATTGACAGTAGATGAACAAAATGGAAAAATAGAATCCCTCGTATCTGATGGATTTATAGAAGATGCCGAAGGAAATAAAGTTAAATTAAAAGTATTATATTCAACTCTTAAGCAGGATATGAACGGATTTACGTCACAAGTTGGGGAAATATCTGGTGTAGCATCAAGTGCAAAAGATAAGGCACAGGCTGCATTAGATAAGTATTCCCAAATAGAACAGACTGTAGGTAAAATACAAACTACTGTTGTTGATAATAGTGACAAAATCAAACAAGGAGTTACTAAAGTTTACAATGAGTATTATATCTCTACAAGTAAAACCGAACAATTCGGAGGAACATGGTCCACAACAGTGCCTACTAATGTTCCAGAAGGTAGTTATTTGTGGATAAGAACTGTGTATACTAAAGCTAATGGGAACAGTTCAACTGGAGATGCAGTTTGTATGGCTGGTGTTCAAGGACCACGAGGTTTGCAAGGTTTGCAGGGACCTCAAGGAGAGCAAGGGATTCAAGGACCAGCAGGAGAATCTGGTAAAACTTCTTACTTCCATATAAAATATTCTTCTGTAAAAAATCCGACTTCTAGTAGCCAAATGACTGAAACTCCAAGCGAGTATATCGGTACTTATGTAGATTTTACAGAGCAAGATAGTGATGACCCTTCAAAATATGAATGGTACAGATTCCAAGGATTACAGGGGGAAAAAGGAGAACAAGGAATTCCTGGAAAAGATGGAGACGGTAGAACTACTTACTTACACATTAAATATTCTAATGATGGAGGTAAAACATTTACATCAAACAATGGAGAAGCTGTAGGTGCTTATATAGGAACATGTACAGATTTTAATAAAGATGATCCTACAACAATAGGAAGTTATACATGGGCAAAAATAAAAGGAGATACAGGAGTAGGTGTAAAAAAAATAACAACTATATATTTTGTATCAACTTCTAAGACTACAGTTCCCACATTTGCAGTATCTGGTTGGTTAACCTATGTACCTGCATATCAAGAAGGCAAATATTTATGGAGTGCTTACAAAATATTTTATGATGACGATACAGTAAACTTCACAGACCCACAGTATTGCAGTGAGTGGGAAGCACTTAGTGTGGCACAAGGTGCAAAATCAGTTGCTACACAAACAAAAGAACAATTTGAATGGATTGTAATGGACGGCTCTACAAGTTCAAGTATAACGTTAACTAATGCAGCCCTACAGGCTATAGCAAATTCAGATATTTTGTTTAAAGCTAAAAATATATCGCTAGAAGGCTATACCACTATAAATGGTGGATTTTCTATAGATGAAAGTGGAAATATGACTGCTAACAATGGTAATTTCAATGGAGCAGTTAATGCACAAGGCAATATGACCGCCGATACTCTTATTGTTAGAAAAATAATCAGTAAAGATATTATTAATTCGCTTACAAATGATATATCTGTAAATATATCAACATATGGAGATGATACAGCTGATATTATTAGTGGTGCGGAATTCTATACTGTACAGGGGTTTTTAGATGCTTTACCAAAAAATCTTAATGGTAATAGCATCTATATTACTTTAGACAAAGAATGTAACGAAAACTTGAATTTGAAGGGATTTTCAAATGGTGATATATATCTGTATATGAATATGAAGAATTATAACGGCAATATAGCTGGATATAATTGTACAGCAAAACTATTCATATATGGAGCTACTACTGTTACGGGTATTCCAGATGGGGTAAATAGTCAAAGACCTTCTGTAATGCCAGCATCTATGGTAAGTAGCAACACATATTATTACGGAATGTATTTCTCAAATTGCAATTTTGTTACACTTAGAAGTATTAATGTCTATGGACAAACAACATCAAATAGTTATTATGCCATCGGTGCAGAGCATGGAACAACATTGTTAATGCAAAACTGCAAAATTATAGGTTCGCAAAATGGACTACAAGCTAGAGGTAGTAAACTTATCATGTATAAGAATTATGGAAAAGTTAACAACAATGCAGTTAGAGCAATCTATGGGGCTGTGGTATGTATTCAAGATGGTTCTATTCCTAGCGGTCAATTAGTTCACGATAATTCATCACAAATAATACAAGATAGTAACAAAGTTACCGTAGATAGCACTACGACTGAAACTGGAACTAATACTAATACAGGAACTACAACAAGCAAGTCAGTTACATTCACTTCTGACTATGGAGATACATATCGTTATACTTGGAGTGACTGGGCACAAGATAACCTAGTTATACAAGGAAAATGGACATCTAACAGTGTAGGAGCATGGTTCTTTGGAAATGACTTTGCTAAATTACGAGGTAAAACTATTACGAAAGTTGTTCTGAAAATAGAACGTACAAGTGGAGGTAGTTCAAGTAACAATGAAGCTAAAATAGTTATGCATAATCATTCAAGTAGACCAAGTGGAGAGCCTACTTATTTGTCATGGTCAAAAACTGCTAATCTTACAATGAATACAACAACAACAGTTACAATAACAGATAGTGCAGTATTGAATGCGATAAAAAACGGAACAATGAAAGGATTTGGACTTAAACATACTTTCGATAAAGATCATTATATGAAATGCACAGGAGTTATAAAAGCTACAGTAACTTATACAGACTAAAGGAGGGGATTATCTTGCCTATTAAATATAACTATGAAGTATCAGTAAATGATAACAAAGCAAAATTAAATAAAGATATTTTCTTATTTAGAGGCAATAGAAATATACATTATTATTTCTCTATAAAAGGTGCTCGATTTACCTTTTCAAAAGAAAATGAAGATTTGTTAGAAAGTTCAAATGCAATTTATGCAGCGGTAACAGTTGTAAAACCTAATGGAGTTGAAGTTGCAAATGCTATAGCTCCAGTAGAAGATGGTTTGATTCATTTGAAAGTAACAGAAGATCTAATAGATGAAGAGGTTGAGGTAGGGGATTTTGACTTAGTATTTGACTTATTTGATGACAATGAAGGAGCAGTAACAATACCTAAGATAAAAGGCCAATTTCATGTTCAAGAAAGACCTTGTACAACTTCAATTGGAACATTATCAGGAAATGTAAATGTTGTTAATCAGGCGGTGGTAGATTTGGCAATAGCAACACAAGAAAATGAACAATTAATCGTAGTAGATGATGACGGAAAATATGTTAAAACTACATGGGTAAAAGGGGATAAAATCAGTATCGAAAGATTAAATAAAATAGAAGAAGGAATAGAAAAAAATAGTACACAATATAAAGATATTGCGAACTTATCTCTTACAAAACATACAGATGGAAAAGTTTATATCAAAAAACAAGATGGAACACTTATGGGAACTGGTATTGAAATAGGTGGAAGTGATGTGGACTTATCCAAAATAACAATGAGTATGAGTGGGCAAACACTTAAACTTATGAATAATGGAACTCAAATAGCATCTGTAGATTTGCCTAACAACATGAGTGCTACCGATGTATCTAACTTAATAAAAAAAGGTGTTTCAGAAACTAACTATAATGCTTTAGATACTACGGATAAACGTATTATAGGTGGAATTAATGAAATTAATATACACTTAAACAGTACGGCGAAAAAAACAATCGTAGAAGGAAATAAAATATATTTAGCAAAAAGTGATGGAACAAAATTAGATACAGGAACTATATTACCTACAGGTGGAACTGGTAAACCTTATGATGACACTTCCATAAAATCTGATATAAGCAATATTAAAAATGACTTAGGTACTGCACAACTAACTACTACTGCTCAAAATGTTAAAGGAGCAATAAATGAAATTGATGCAAAATGCGATGATATTGCAGTCAAAACTATTACAACTGAAGAGAGAAATAAATTAAATAGCTTAAAAAATTATGATGACACAAGTATAAAAACAGACATAAATAATATTAAGACTAATTTAGGTACTGCACAACTAACTACAACTGCTAAAGATGTTAAAGGTGCAATTAATGAAGTTAATAAAAAAATTGGAACTGGGGTAGCTTATGATGACACTGCGATAAAATCTGATATAAATACCATCAAAACTAACTTAGGTACAGACAAATTAAATACAACTGCTAAGGATTTAAAAGGGGCAGTTAATGAACTTAATACACAATATAAAGATATCGCATCTAGGACTATTACAACCGAAGAGAGAAATAAATTAAATAGTCTAAATAATTATGATGACACAAGTATAAAAAATGATATACAAACAATTAATACACAATTAGGAGATATTGCGAACGAATTAGGTGACGAAACTTTACAAACAAACGCACAAGATTTAAAAGGTGCAATAAATGAGGTTTTTCAAAATGCCAGTAATGGTAAAACTTTAATTGCTCAAGCTATTACTGGCAAAGGTGTATCAACGAGTAATACAGATACATTTCAAACTATGGCAACTAATATAAACAGTATACAGACAGTTTCTGATGCGAGTGGTATTATATTTACTTTAAATAATAAAAAATACAAGCTATCCAAAAACGATAAAGGAGAATATATTGCCACTTTATTAGCTTATTCAGTAACAAGTAATTTAACTCACTGCACTTTAGATAATACTAATACTTCTATTGATTATGGAAATAAGTATACTTGTAATATTTCGGTAAACAAAGGTTTTATTATAGATTCTGTCGTTATTACTATGGGTGGAACAGATGTAACCAGTACTGTTTTAAAAGGTAACATTATTACTATAAATTCTGTTACAGGGGATGTTATTATAACTGTGAATTGTGTTGAAGAACCAGCTAACCCTGTTTATGGAAATATAAAGGCAACTCCTAACTATACTTTTAAAATAAATGAAATTAAAGGAAAACTTGACCCCGATTTACAGGTTAGCTTAGCAACAGCTCCTAACTTAAACCAAACAATTACTATAACAAATAATACTCCCGAATATATTACAATATCTCCTAACACTCTTACTTTTACTCCCGATAATTATTCAGTACCACAAAAAGTTAGTATTTCACCTATAAGAAAAAATAATGATTATTTAGATAGACGTGGTGAATTAGTATTAAGTAGTAAGGGGGTTACTGATTATACAGCTAAATGTACTATAATTAATACAGATAATTACATCCATCCCTCAAATTGTACTTTAAGTGATAAAGTACTTGATATACACGCTTATGGATTAAATAGTGTTCCTACAACATTGGAATCAAGTGTTAATAATATTTCCTGTGCAGTTACACCAATTTCCAATGAAGGTGACGATAATGTTAGTAAAGCTACAGCTAATGGATTACAATATGTAACTATTGATGTTCCTAGTTTAAAACCATATCTTAATGAGTCTAAAGGCATAACTGCTATTTATGTTAGTATGGGGTATCCTTTTGTAGATAAGAATTTAAACTCTTATCTTAATTTGTTAGGTATTAATTCTACTAAAATGAATAATTCATCATATCTATTTGGTTATACAAAAAAACCTTCTACAAAAGGGTATGAAGCTTTAAACTCATATTTTTATACTTCATTTAATGAAAAGACTACAAGTGCCGATTTACATTTTAATGTATTTATGTTTAATCCTTCTGATGCACCTGTCGGAATTACTTATATGATTGATGATACTAATTATACAAGCATAGGAAGTACTGGTTGGTTTGATTATGGTAAGGATTTAACTAGCAAAATTAGTTCTTATAAAAATGTGTCTAAAGAATCGAACACCACTTTTGTTGCATATCAAGTATATAACGGAATACTTAGTTTAGATGATATAAATACTATTAAAAATGGGATATTGGAAAATTTAGTTCCTAGTGAGGTTACAAATACAATAGACAACATGACTGTAAACGTTGGCGATACTATATTATCTACAGCTACTGTTCTTCCTACTGCATTAGAACCGATGTGTACTAAATCTATAACATTAAAGGATGATAAACTTATAAAAAATAAAAATGAGGTAATTGCTAAATCAGAAGGTCAATCTTCTTTTACTACAACTATTTCTAAACCTCTCGCAGGTGGAAAAACTTATGATTATAATTTTGATACTAATGTAACTATAGCCCCAAGTTATATAAAGGATTTAACTGTTACCAAAGCAGAAGAAGGTGTAGTTATATCTAATCCTATTAGTGAATTAACTGTAGGGCAAGAATATTTATTAATTGGAACAACGCTTCCACCTCGTTTTGATGAAGAAAATATTGTTTATTATGAATCATCTAATATAGAAGTTGCTAGAGTTAGATATGGGCTTGTAGAGGCGTTAAAGGAAGGTTCTTGCACTATAACTGCTTATAATCATGATAAGACATATAGTTACCAAATGCCTCTTACTATAAAACCTAAAAAAGAACGTATTTTTACAAATATAAAAACTATCAATCCTTCTGATTATTCTTTTAGTGCTACTGATTATGAAGGTAATTATAGATTAATGAAACAAATTATAGAAGAGGATAGTGCTGGTTATGATAAAGTTGTTTTTCCTAAAGGTTCTGTTTTTAAATTAAAAATGCCTCTAGGTACTACATATAATGAAGATGGTAGTGTTAATAGTTATCAAGCAGAAAGTAGTATAATTCCTAACAGTAATACGGTTTATGATTTTAATAATTCTCGTATCGAAATGCAATTCTCTGAATATTTATCATTGGATTCAGTTTATAAAGATGGAATAAAAGTTACGCGTGGATATAATTTGTTTAATTTTACAACCAAAGATAACCCAGAATCTTCTATTGGACAATATCAAACGGTTCTTGAAGACTCCGAAATACGAAATTTAACTATAGTAGGTGAAAGACAATTATTCCCCGAACAATATAATGATAGTGATGGTGGTTGGCAAATACGTTATGTGAATTTTGCTACTTGTAAAAGATGTGGTATAGTTAATTGTGACATTGGTTGGTGTACTGGATTTAATATAGGAAGTGTTCATGGGCAACAATCATGGTCACCTATTATACAGGGAAGTCATATTGAATGGGGAGCAATAAATTATGAAACTGGTGAAGACGATACTACAACTTATACAGATAGGGTTAGAATTAAAAAGGCTAATATTTGTCAGTTACATAAACGAGTTATAAATAAATATACTAATGACAATAGTTATTCTGTTGGTATATGGGCTGGATATTTAGGTTATGATTATATGGGAGCTAGATTTTATGATATATTCTTTTATAAACATGATGAGGCTACTGATACATATGAGTATCTTGGTTGTCATAAATATGAATATTTATATGGTATATATGAATTTCCTAAAGATGCTACTCATTGTAGACTTGTGTTTTATCAAAAACGTCTACCCCCTAGTGGTGGATTAAATTATTTAGGTGGTGGAATAATGATGATAACACATCTTCCAACAAGTGTTGATTGTTATATTGAGAATTGTTATATACACGATAATTATGCTAGTGGATTTGCTTGTTGTGGTGGACAGAGATTCTTAGTTAAAAATTGTAAATTTGAACGTAATTATGGAAGAGATGGATTAGGTTGTCATGTAGATTTTGAAGATGGTAGAGAAGGTGCAAACTGTTGTATAGTTAGTAACTGTACTTTTGACGATAACTATTACGGATTTATAATGCCTTCAGGATTATACGAAGTATTACATGATAATGAATTTAATGGTTGTGGTGTAAAAACAACAACTGAAAGTATTTTGATGTTTAATAATATTCATAAAAATACGCATTTTACTAGACAAGAAATAGGCGAGGCTATTGTAGCAAATAGTATTTTTAGTAATGTTACTATGAATGAAGTTGCTAGAAGTGATTGGGAAAAGGATTATAAGTGGAAAATGCACATGATTAATAATCATATGATATAAATTCGTAATTTAAAAATATTGCGAACCATTTTGCTAAGTAAATACCAAGTAAATACCAAGTAAGATCATAGAGCAGTTATTAATTTAGCTGCTCTTTTTATTTGAAAAAATAAATAAAAACTAATTTAGATTGGTCCGGTGTATTATATAAAAATATATTATCTTGTATTTTTTCTTTATTTAAACCTTGCAGTTGGACAACCCCAAAACTAGTGAAATACTTATTTTAAGGTGTGAACTAGAAAAAACCTACTTTACATTAGTTATCACACGATAAATCATATATTTTTTAAAAGGTTATCACATATTTAATACCTTATACATATCATATATGTAAGAGGTGATATTATGACAAATAGAGATATGGAGATTTTAGAATTTTTAACATTAAGTAGAATATGTACTAGAAAACAAGTGCAAGAATTATTGTTTGAAAATAAGCATCAAAATGTACCTTTGAGAAGATTGAAAAGATTAGCTGATGATGGTTATGTAAATAGAAAAATGTTTAAAGTAGAAAATACTAGAAGTGTTTATGTTTATTATTTAGACAAAAAGCCAAGTAAGAAATTAGTGGAACATGATCTTTATATAACTGATTTTCTTGTAAAATTAATTAAAAACAATTATGAAATTATAGAATTTAAGAAAAATTTTTCTTTAGGCAATATAATTTCTGATGGTTATATAAATGTAAAAAAGAATAACAGAACAAAAAAAATATTATTAGAAGTACAATTAAGCCCACATGATTGTATTAGTAAGTATTACAATTTCAAAGAAGTTATAATTAATAATACAAATTGGGAGGTCATGCCTTTGCTTTACGTTATTAACAATCAAGGTTTGAATAAAAAATTAATAGATATGAAAGTTATCTATGATAATGTAAAGATTGAAAAGGTTGGTGAAATAATTGGTTAAATTATTTGTAAATGGCATTTTTAATGCTGCTAATTCTTTATATAATATGATTTTCAAAATAGATCAATGGGATAGGTTGTTTTATGAAATTAAATTATGTAATAGAAGCGAAGAATATCCTTTATTGATTAACCAATGCGTAAATAAATATTATTTCACTATTCCAATAGGTTTAAATATAAATGATTTTATAAAACATAAATTAGACATAAGTACTTTTCTTAAAGTCCCAAAGAATAATTTAAAAATTGAATATAAAAACAATTTAGCATTAATTAGTATTACAGATGGTGTAATTAACAATAATTATAACGATTATTTGTTTAATGATAAAAAAGGTGTTCCAATAGGAATAGATTTAGATAATGGAAATATAGTCTACTGGAAATATTACTCACCTAATGAGTGTCATTTATTGATTGCAGGTGCAACGGGTAGTGGTAAATCAGTTTGTTTAAATGTTGTTATAAATAATCTTATTAAAAGAAAAGATGTTGAATTGTACATTCAAGATACTAAGTATATTGATTTATATAAATATAAGGATAAAGCTGTATACTATGGCGAAGGTATTAATGGTATAGAAGAAATATTAAACAGATTAATTAATGAAATGAATAAAAGATATCTTGAAATAAGAAAAAATAATAAAAAATTTAAATCAATATTTTTAATCATTGAGGAACTAGCTACCTTTGATCCTAAAGAAAATAAAATTATTTATAAGTTATTAGGTGAATTATTGTCTAAAGGTAGAGCAGCTAATATTTATGTAATATTAACAACTCAAACACCGTATGCTGAAGTTTTGCCAGGTTTACTTAAATCTAATATAAATACTAAAATAGGATTAAAAGTTAATACTAAAGAAGCAAGCAAAGTGGTTTGTGGAGATTATGATGCATTAACTGAACTTAGAGGCAAAGGCCATGGTAAAATATTTACAGCTACAGATACAAAAGAAATACAATGTTTTTATATCCCTAATGATTGTTAGGAATATGTTCCGATTGCAAATTTGTTATTGGGAATTTACACTATAATTGTAGATAAAATAATTTCTCATTTGAAACCCCAACGAGCAAAGGAATCGGTTTAATAACCTTTTCCGGAAAGGACTTACTTTTAGAGTGGGTCCTTCTTTTGCTTATTGGCTATGAAAGAGGGTGATTCCAATGTGGACTTAATAAAAAAACATTTATATTTTAATCGAATTTTAATTTTAAAAGTTATATGTGTATATAGTATTTAGAGGCACTTACCATTTTTTCTAAGGGGGTTACTAATTTGTAATCCCTTTTATTTTGTAAAAAGGAGTTTGAAAAGATGAAAATAAATATAAAAACTCCAGAAGGAGTTCATGCTGAACAAAGAGAAATCGAAGCTTACATAAAACATATTCATAAAAAATATCCAAATCGAGAAATTGAATATCTAAATATAACAATAGATGATAAAGGATATGTAGATTTAGAATATAAACTTGTTCCTGTTTCATTTGAAAGAATCAGAAGAATCACAGGTTATTTAAGTGAGATTCGACAATTTAACGATGGTAAAAAAGGAGAACTTAGAGATAGAGTAAAACATACTTAAGAAAATTGAGAGGTATTAATATGCAAACAGAAATAATTGTTGCTATTATAGCATTTATAGGGACTTTAGCTGGTTCTTATTTTGCAAATAGTAAAACTACTGCAGTAATGCAAGAACAAATAAAAAGTTTAAAAGAAGAGATAAATATTTTGTCAACTAGAGTTGATAAACATAATAATTTAGTAGAAAGAATGTCTGCAGTTGAACAATCAACAAAGTCAGCACATCATAGAATAGATCACTTAGAAGGATAGGAGGTTCATCATGATAGATTTAAATGTTATTAACAGTTATTTAGTCATTGGAGTTGTATTAGGTTGTTGTGGAATAGGATATGTTATAAAAACTAGCTTTGACTTTATTCCAAACAAGTATATTCCTTTCATAATGGCTGTATTAGGTGTTGTATTAAATATAGCAATATCTAAATCATTTGATATGAATATTTTCTTAGGAGGGCTTTTAAGTGGACTTTCTAGTGTAGGATTGCACCAAAGTTTCAAGGCTTTAATTGAAAATAAATAGGAGATGATATAATGTCAATAGTAAAACCAACAATAGTTGAAAAATGGCAAAAGAAAAACAAATATGGTAGACCTGGAACACCATTAGATTATACAAAAGTTGCAATACATTATACAGGTGAAGCAGATGTTAAAGGCTCTGCTACAGTAAATTATTTTAACAATGTTGTTGCAAACGGCTGTATAGTTAACGGAAAATATGTTTATGCATCAGCACATTTTGTTATTGATTTAGATGGAACAATATATCAATTAATACCTATAGATGAACGTTGTTATTGTACTAATAGTGCAAATGCCTATGCTATTGGTGTTGAAGTAGCAACAACAGGAAAAGATAATCATTACACAGATGCTACATATAAAAGTATGGTTCATTTATGTGCATGGTTATGCGACAGAAAAGGATTAGACTGTAAAAAAGATATAATAAGACATACAGATGTGGTGGGTAGAGCATATAAATTATGCCCAATATATATGGTTCTTAATCCTTCAAAATACACTCAATTCAAATTAGATTGTGCTAATTTAAAAGCTGGTAAGATAAAAACATCAAATATAATTAATTGTACTAATGGAAAAGGAAAAGTCACAGTTATACCTACTACTGCTACTACTAAAACTAAATACATTAGAATATTAAAAGATGTAAATATACATAGCAAAGCTGATTTTAATTCAAGCAGTGTGGTAGGTAAAGTTACCGCTGGTGGAGCTTATACTGTAGTAGAAACTATAAAAAGAACTGGAACAGATATGTATAAATTAAAATCAGGAGTATATATCACTGCCAGCCCAAAATATGTAGAAGTATTTGAAAAATAATTCTATCGGACGCGACCGATAACGACCGATAACGACCGATTAGCGACCGATTAGCGACCGATAATATTAAAAGCTAGGGGATACTCTCCTCTAGCTTTTTTATTTTAGACAGCAAAAAACCACTCTAATGGCGATAAGGGTGGTTTTTAACATAAGTTTATAATCATTTTTCAAATTGTGATATTATAGTTTTAATCCTTGTTCAACTGGAATATATTCTGTTACTCTTTGGTGAAAATAAATAACAACAGAGGAGGGATATAGTTTTAATCCTTGTTCAACTGGAATATATTCTGTTACAAACCTTTAGATTACTTCTTATAAAAGATGGATTAAGTTTTAATCCTTGTTCAACTGGAATATATTCTGTTACTCGTAACAAATAAGATTAAGCAATACCAAGAGTTTCAAGGATTCTACATGTTTGAAAATTATTTAAAAAACTAACATATATTTAAAAATAATATATCTAATAAGGTATTAACATATACTTCTAATCTAGTCATATCAACAGGTACAAGAATTAAGTTGCTAATATTCCAATAATTTTATAGTAACAGAACATATTCCAATCAACAAGGTTCCTTCTTCAAGGGATTCCCTTTTGCCGTGGCTACTTGGGTTTGTGTAATCCTCCAAAGGCATAAAATCGGGGTTAAACCTCCCTACATACCGAACTAATCTTGCTAGTGATTATTGTTCAGTTTTATAATTTGCTAAATTAATTGCTGCATTTAAATCCCTATCAATTACAGTCCCACATTCAGGACAAATATAAGTTCTATCACTTAGTTTTAAGTCTTTATTAATATGACCACAATTAGAACAAGTTTTACTACTTGGATACCATCTATCTGCTTTTACTAACTCAATACCTTTATATTTACATTTATATTCAAGCTGTTTTGTTATTTCATATAAACCTTGTTTCCCTATTGATTCTGATAAATGTTTGTTTTTCATCATACCTTTTATATTTAAATCTTCTATTACGATTTTAGAAGGATTCATATTAGTTATTTCAGCAGTCATGTTATGATTATAGTTTTTTCTGATATTAGCAAGTCTTTTATGTAGTTTGTTGATTTTTTTATTTATCTTTTCTATATTGTTAGTTTTAACAAATTTTCCATCTTGTTTATTAGTTTCGTATTTTCGACTTTTTTCTCTTTGTAGTTTTTTAAGTCTTTTTTCTATTCTTTTTATATGAGCAGTTTTATTAATATTTTTATATTTTTTACCTGTACTAAGAATAGCGGTATCTTTTAATCCTAAATCAATTCCTATTGTTCCATTAAGTTCTGAACTAATGTAATCTTCTTCCTCAACTCCAACTGATATATACCAATTAAGTCCATCAAAAGTAACTCTAGGATTACTATATTTTTTTACTATCGGTATATAGTTTTTTCTGCTTAACTTAACTATTCCTATTTTTGGTAATTTAACTTGATTTTCATTAAATTTAATAGCTTGATAGTTAGGCATAAATGAAGGCTTTGTATGTTTTTTAGCTTTGAATTTAGGATAACCAACTTTTTGACCCTTTTTAAGTCCCTGGAAAAAGTTTTTAAATGCAGTACAAGCATCTGTATAAGCCCCAATAAGTGCAATACTATCAACTTCTTTTAACCATTCATGTTCTCCGTCTTTTTTTAAAGCAGTTAAATATTTACTCATACCCATAGCACTTACAAATTTTTCACCTGCCTCATATCTTTCCTTTTGAAAAGATAAACACCAATTATAAATATATCTTGCACAACCAGCACTTTTAAACATTAATATATATTGTTCTTCTGTAGGTTCTAGTCTTACTTTATAACCTTTTATCATTTTTTGTCACCTCCTTATATATCTATTATATAACTTTTATATATAAAAATCAAGTAAAAGTTATATAATTTGACTATAATTATTATATATAGTAAAATTTTATAAAAAAAAGGAAGTGATACTATGGCAGTTAAACAAAGTAAAGTCGGAGTGCTTATAAATATGGATAGGGAATTAAAATCCAAATTAGAAGAATTAGCAAAAAACGATTGTAGGTCTTTAACAAATTTAATTAATAAAATTTTAAATGATTATATTAATAGTAAATAAACAAAAAAGCTAAGGCTATCTGAAACCTTAGCTTATCTTTTTAATCAGGCATTTCTTCTTCCATTTTAAGAAGACTTTCTCTTACAATTCTTTGATCTTCATCTTCTTCTTTTGTTTGTTCTGTATTTTCTATTTGTCTAGCGACTTGTGAAACATCACCGATATTTACATTAACTTGTATATTGTTAAAGTCAATTTGTTTTAGGATATTCCACTCACTTAATATTACTTGTATTGCATCGTTTCTGCTTGATAAATCTCTTTCTGCTTGAAACTTGCTTATCATATCCCAAAAATTTTCTTCTATATATACTGTACTTGATTTTTTTGCCATAATTAATCACCTTTAAAATTTTAATTTTGCAAACTTAAATAATCCAATTGCAGTAGCCATTTGAGAATTATCAACTCTATCAAAGTCATCAGAAGGTTCAAGATTTAAAGAAGTTCCACCTGCTAAATATAACTTCATTTCATCTTTGTTTATCCAATTTTCTTCTACTATTTGATTTACTTTTTCAGAACCTAATTTATATGCTTTCTTTTTAAGTGGATCATAATCATCCGAACTATCTATTTCGTTTACACTTTTTGCAATTCCACTTGCCATTAAATTATCTTGTATTATTTTTAGCATTGTACTATTTCCGTATTCAACAGTATTAGATAATCTATCGTTAAATTGGAAACCTTTATCAAAATATGATAGTTCCATAGTTCTGAAACCAACGTTAACAAGTCCTACTGGCTTATCTTTATTTACTTTTCCATTAATAGCATAGTATAAAGCCGCATCGCCCTCTCTAGCGATTGTTACATCTTCTATAAATATTTTCTTAGTTGCATTTGTTATATTGTCTTTTATAGTGATTGTTTCGCCTTTATATGTATTTACTATGTCAGCTAATACTGATTTCTTATAGTTTTTATATGGAACTCCAAATACCACTTTTACAGTATCTTTTACTGCTATATCGTTTAATGCTGATGCAAATAATATCTTCATAGTATCACTTGTTTTTGAATCTTGTGAATTTCTTATAGAAGAATAAGATTCTCTTTCTGCTAATAAACCAACGAAATAGTCTTCACCTTCTATATTTAAGTATTTAGGTTTTTCGTAATTTTCAAAGTCAACTTTACCTGAACGTCCATCACCATATACTGACTTAAATATTGTTTGTTTTGCCTCTCCATCTACTTCTGTATAAGCCTTAATGTAACCTCTACCACCATCAAAGCCTATAAATTGAACATCTTTTTTAGCCATATATAAATCCCTCCTAATGTTAGTTGATATTTTAATAATATCTTAATTAAAGTATATGATAAAAAAATACAAAAGTCAATAAAATAGTTTAAATATTAATAACATCTTAATTATTATTTAAATTTTGTTAATATATTAATATATATTTTAGTTAACATTTTATTAAAATGTTGTTTATAGTTAAAATAATATTAATATCTTAACCAATGTTATTATTTTAGAATTATATATTGATTTTTGTTTTTTAAAGTGATACACTTTTTAAAAAGAGAAGTGACACACTTTACAGATAGGAGGTTTTTTATTTGGCTGTTTCAAAAGACAATACAAGAATAAATGTGAAACTCTCAAAAGCAGACAAGGCTCTTTTAAAAGAGTTAATGGAAAAGGAAGGATATAAATCAATGTCAAAATTTGCAGAGAATATCCTTATTAATTACATGAAAAATAAAGAAAAATAAACATAAAAAAACCTACTTTTTGATCGCGCCAACAATCAAATTGTACAGAAACTGTAGCAAAGTAGGTCTATCTTGTATCACATATATCAATATTGTATTTATATTATATCATGCATTTATTATATTTTCAATTCTTTAAGATAGATAAAAATTGCTACAAATCGATAAAATTCAACATAGGAGGGAAATAGATATGTCTAAGTTCGAAAGTAGCAATGAATCCAAATTTATAGCAAGCGCAGAACTAGCCAAAGGTTTTACAGTTATTCCAAATGAAATTATGAACGATATGAATTTATTAGGCCCAAATGCATTTTTTGTATTTGCAAAGATTTTACAATATATATCTAATCCAAATCATGTAATAAGTATACAAGGCTTAGCTACTCAATTAGGAGTAAGTAAAACTAGAGTATCTAATGGCTTAAATAAGCTTATAGAGGTTGGTTATATAAAAAGAACACCTCTAAAAAACGGTAACCTTACAAATGGTTATTTATACGAAGTTTTTAGCGAAAAACAAAACGTAGATATTACGAACGTAAACGATAACGTAAATACGAACGTAAGCGAAAAAACTAATAACGATGAAAGCATTGAAAACACTACATCTCACCGTAATCCTAAAAACTGGGATACCGAAAATAGGGATACCAATTTCTGCGATACCGATTTTCGATACGCTAATAAAGAAAATAATAATAACAACTATATTAATAAAGAAAATGAAGTTGTTGTTGGTGTTGAAAAAGAAACAAAACTTATAGAACTATATAAGTCTTTTAAAATTGAAAAAAGATTTATGCCACATACTAAAAAACTACTTTTAGAATATGCAAATAAATTTGATTTAGATGTATTTGAACAAGTTTTTATAGCAGCAAGTGAAGAAAGTGTTAGTAAAAAATATGCTTATATGAAACAAGTTTTTGAAAATCTAGATAAAAAAAATATAGTAACTTTAGATGATTATCAAAAGGATCAAGCAGAATTTAAAAATAAAAAAGGCAAAGGAAAAACTGTTACAAAAGATACTGGAAAAGAAAATAAAAAACCTTTAACAAAGTATCATGATACATTTAATGAACATTATAAAAATTATAGTCCAGAAGAATTAGAAAACAAACTTAGAAGAGTTAAAAATGAACATATAGAATCTAAATCTAATAATTACAATACTAACAGTAGTAACATAGAAAGAAAATTATATTTAACAGCAATTGAAAATGGTTTAAATTCTTTAAGTGAATTTTCTCAAGAAAGGGTAATAAATTATGCTTTAAATAATAATTTAGATATTCCAAAATAAGGGGGTGATAATATGCTAAAGATAAGAATTACATATAACTATGAAAGACCAGAAGAATTAGAAGAGGCTATTAAAAAGTTAGAAAAGGAATTTGAAATTATAAGTCAATCACAGGCTTATAAAAGTAGAGGTAAAAGTAAGTATTCTAGCATCTATTTAGATGTTGAAATAAAAAAATAAAATAAAAAAGTCGCCCACACAAAGATGAGCGACCCTGGAAGTTACAACTATGTTATAACTAACCGTAGCAAGTAAATTATAACATAGTTTTTCTCCAGGAGGAAGGGGAAGAATAATGAGAAAACATAAAGTCAAAATGTTCGACGATAATATGAATTTAGAAAAAATATTTTTTGTCGATGTATTGTCAGATGAAGAAAAGGCAATAAAAAGAAAAGAGGAAGAAATAAAAGATTTTTTGTATTCTAATCCAATTTTAAGATCACTTGCAATTAAAATTTTAGATTGGAGGGGTTGGAATGCAAAATGATAGTATAGAAATATTAGATAGAGATAAAAAAACAAAAGCAACTTATATTTTAAGCAAAGAAGAACATTTAGAAGGATATAAAGAAAAAACTGAATATAATTCATGGCTTGAGGTTGTATTTGCCCTTGTAATAAAATTTTGTAGATTTAGCTTATATTTAGTTGTTAATCTTTTAAAAATGCTTATAAAGGTCATAG